TCTCGTTCTCCTACCTTAATATTTTCTAAGATAAGGAGAAATATATGTTATGGGCAAATTCAAAAATTTGGCAGGAATGAGATTTGGAAAACTAATAGCGGTTAAAATAGTAAAGAACTGTGAACATAAGTGTAAAAGTGTAATTTGGCAATGCGAATGTGATTGCGGAAATATAGTGAACGTTAGAAGTAGTAATTTGATAAACGGGCACACAAAATCATGTGGATGTATAAGAAAAGAAATAATCACGAACAGAGACAAAGAACGGGCGATTCATAATGATTGTAATTCGAGGCTTTATAGAATTTGGCATGGTATGAAAAATAGATGTAATAATCCAAACACTTGCAACTATAAACATTATGGTGGTAAAGGTATTACGATTTGTCAAGAATGGGAAGAATTTATTCCATTTAGAGAATGGGCTATTAGCAACGGTTATGCAGACAATCTTACTATAGATAGAATTGACGTCAATGGGAATTATTGCCCTGAAAATTGTAGATGGGCTGATATAAAAACTCAAAATAACAATACCACTAGAAATAGATTGTTAACAGCGTTTGGGGAAACAATGAATGTTGCTCAGTGGAGTGAAAAGGTGGGTATAAAAAGAGGAGTTATATATAATAGAATCGATACTTATAAATGGGATGTGGAAAAAGCTCTAACAACACCAGTTGAACAAAGAAGTCCTAGAATTAAAGGAGATGTTGATTAAATGAATTATCCAACACCGCAATTATGTGGCATCAGCGACTTAGACACAGAATACAATAAAGAGATAGAACGATATGCCGCTTTAGTAAAAGAAAAGAAAGAAATTGGTGAACTTGAGGATATAGAAAATATTGATGTGAAAGATTGGTTGTCTGTCTTTGTAGTACATTGTATCGGAGATTGCGTTGAGAGAATGGCAACAGGTGCGCCAAGATGGTTTACGGCTTATAGCTCCGATTATACTCCACATACGTTTGATGAATATGAGGCAGCTATGTACCTACAAGATTTGATTGATGAAAAATTTGGAAATAGGAGACATCGCAGATGAACTATGAATTTCATGTAGGGGATTATGTTGAAACCATTGGCGGCTTTGTTGGCTGGATTTCTGATATCAAAGATAATAATTATATCATAATTGTCGACAAGGACAATGATAGATGTGGCTATTATTTGCCACAGGAAGATAGATGTTTTGTCCGTATTGGCACACATAGTTTCACTAAGAAAGAAAAGAAGATTGAGAATTTGCCTTGTGTCACATCAACTATTGACTATGGTTCTAATAGTTGGCTTATTGATAAACTCGTTGAAGCACGAAGTAAAATCAATGAGCTTGTTGATGCTGTTAATAAATTGATGGATAAGGAGGATGAGGAATGATTAAATGGCTATGTGATATTTGTGGCAAAGAGATTATAAGCATTAGAGACAGATATTCTGTCAGCATTGACAATGATTGTGTAAAAGCTGAATATTTTAAGGTCGTTGAGGACGTATGCTCAGATTGTGCCAATTCTATTTATCACTATATCGAAGGCTTAAAAAAGCCACTTGACAAATCAACTGAATCGTGATAATATATATGACAAGGAGGTAATGTAATTGACAAAACAGCAACTGATTAACTATTTGTCAAAAATGAGAACAATAGCAAAAGATACGTCAGAAGTTCGTGTCGTCGTCGGAAATCTATTTTATGATATTAACCACATTGGCACAACAATCAATGTAGATGATGAGCTAAATATTGTTATCTACGTTAAGGAAAATTAAAAGGAGGACGATTTATTGTTTGTTGAAGAATGGCTAGGTAAAGAAAATCAGCTTGGTATTGACATCTGGAAGAAGAAATACCAACGTAATGGGGAATCTTTTGAAAATTGGCTTGATCGTGTAAGTGGTGGCGATGCAGATGTAGCAGAGCTTATTGCTGATAAGAAATTCTTATTTGGTGGGCGCATCTTGAGCAATCGCGGCATTGATGACGAAAAGGTAACATATAGTAACTGTTATGTTATTTCACCACCAGAAGATAATATCGAGTCAATTTACGATACTGCTAAAAAACTGGCTCGTACTTATAGTTATGGAGGAGGCTGCGGCATCGACATCAGTAAACTTGCTCCATGTGGCGCAAAGGTCAATAATCAAGCCAAATCCACATCTGGCGCAGTCAGCTTTATGGACACATTCAGTCAAGTAACAGAACAGATTGGTCAGAATGGTAGACGCGGTGCATTGATGATTAGTATTGATTGTACCCATCCAGACCTCGAAAAATTCATTGCGGTCAAATCCGACTTGGGCAAAGTAACATCTGCTAATATCTCAGTTCGCGTTACAGACCGTTTTATGGTAGCAGTTAAAAATGATGAAGATTGGGAACTATACTATAAGCGCAATGAAACAGGCGAAGAAATCAAGAAAACAGTAAAAGCGCGAGATATTTTTAACCTGTTATGCCGTAATAATTGGGACTATGCTGAACCGGGTATTCTCTATTGGGATAGAATTACCAACTGGAACCTAGTAAGCAATGATAAGGATTTTGAATATGCTGGTGTAAATCCCTGTGCAGAAGAACCACTACCAGCAGGAGGCTCGTGTCTACTTGGCGCAATCAACCTAGCTGAATTTGTCCGTAATGGTAAGTTTGATTGGGACGATTTTAACAGAACTGTAAGTATTGCAGTTAAAGCACTAAATGATGTGTTGGATGAGGGGCTTGAGCGGCATCCACTAGCTGAACAGCGCAAGACGGTTAGGGATTGGCGGCAAATTGGGCTTGGCATCATGGGACTAGCCGATATGCTAATCAAGCTACGTATTGAATACGGCTCTCCTGATTCTATCGTTCTATGCAATTCCATTGGCTATTCTATGGCTCGTAATGCTATTGTAGCTAGTGCTGATGTGGCACGAGACAAAGGATGTTACGAAAAGTGGGATGTATATAAGGTGGCTGCATCTCCATTTTTTACAGAGCACATCAAAGAAGACGATATTGAAGCTCATTTATCTATTGATATGAACGGTATGCGTAATAGCCAGCTATTAACCATTGCTCCAACTGGTTCTATCAGTACAATGATTGGCGTATCAGGTGGCATTGAGCCAATCTTTGCTAACTATTATGAGCGCACTACAAAATCCTTGCATGGGCATGATGAGGTATATAAGGTATATACACCAATCGTCAAGGAATATATGGATGCTCATGGTATTAAAGACGAACTTGGGCTACCTCCCTATTTCGTCACATCTGCTACCATTCCTATCAAGCGGCGTATTGATATGCAGTCAGTATGGCAGAAACATATTGATGCAAGTATTAGCTCAACTGTCAATCTACCAAATGAAGCAACAGTAGATGATGTAAAAGACCTATATATGTACGCTTGGGAAAAGCATCTAAAGGGTATTACAGTATATCGTGCCGGATGCAAGAGGGCTGGTATTCTAAATGCTGAACCAAAGAAAGACAATGAATCAAAGCCTGAACCCACATCTCTTACTCTACCTCGCGGCTCAATCATCGAACCAAGTAATGACCTGATTGGCAAAAAGCGCAAAATTCAGACAGGATGCGGCTCACTTCATGTTCTAGCATTCTTTGACCCTATTGATGGTAATCTACAAGAAGTATATTTCAATAAAGGCTCGACAGGCGGATGCGCTAATTTCATGACAGGTCTAAGCCGCATGGTCAGCCTACTATGTCGTGCTGGTGTGGATATTATGACCATCAAAGACCAACTTGATTCAACTGGTGTATGCCCGTCCTATGCTACTAGAAAGGCAACTCACCATGATACAAGCAAAGGCTCTTGTTGTCCTATGGCTATTGGCAATGCTCTAGTAGAGATGTATAATGAGATGCAGAGTGAACTAGATGATAAAGAAGATGATACTGTTAGTAGCTTTAAGGGCTTATCCAATGCATTTAATAAAGCTACTGCAAGTATTGAGAAGCTAAGCGAAACATTATCTGCAATTCCAGCAGAGCTGTGCCCTGAATGTGGTGAACCAGTAATGTTTGAGGGCGGTTGCAAAATTTGTAAGTCGTGCGGCTGGACAAAATGTGAATAAGGAGGACTAAATGAAAGTAACTAAGTTAATTCGTGAATATGTAGAACAAACAGTTAACGCTTGTTATCCTAAGCCAGACAGCGAAAAATTACTAAACGAACAACGTAACAAAGCGAATAATGCCTTAGCAGAATTTAATAAGATGGTTGAGGAATATGCAGATTCTATTCTGCCAGAAATCAAAACTAAGTATAATATTCCAGATGATTTTAATTTTCATATAAAGCACGGTATTCACCATGCAGAATTTTCAAGTTACGATACGGCGTTGTATCGTAAAGCTGATGCAGACATACGAGAAAGAAATAAATTGAAACAACAGAAAAAAGATGAAATCTTGCTATCCCTTGAGCTAGGTGCAAACAAGTCCGATCTCGATAATATGATTAAACAGTTAATGAATGAGGCAGAACTAACTATGGAAGGAGTAAACTAAAATGACAGAAAATCGTATCAATTTTTATCTTGGTAGACTAGGCAATGAGGACTGGATTTGTTCATGTGATGAACTAGACCTAATGGGCGAACCAAATAAGGGCGATTTGGTATATCTACCTATCAATGCTGAAGAAGATGAACAGGAAATGTATGTAGTTCTACAGAAATATGTTGCGCCAAATGAAATTAGCTATTTCTGCAAACCATATAATTGGGAGGATTGAACGAATGGAATTTCTACTAAGATATTTTATTGATGGCAATGAGGACTGTGAAGGGCGTGTATGGTCATATACCCATGCCGCACGTATGATTATCCCTCGCATTGGTGAGCGTGTATGGGTCGATGATAACACCTGTGTAGAGGTCGATATGGTGACATATTCCCCTGATTGCTATAATGGTGACAAACTATACCTAGTAGATATTGAATGCCACGATATTACAGAGGACGTTCTAGCTCAATATGCTGATGATGAGGAGGAGGACTACTAATTGCCCAATTATCTTGTTGAACTAATCAAACATCCGACAGATGATGACTGGGCTTGGTGTAGATATTGTACGTTAAACACAGTGGGGAAGAGTGTAACAGCTCTTCCCTCTGATGAATGGAAACGCAAGCTAGTTGCATCTGAGCATAGTCCACTTAGAGAGCTATGGTTTGGCATTCACATGGTCATTCCCTATTGGGTATCAGTTCATTTTGTTCGTCATCATGTAGGATGCAATCATTATGTCCAATCTCAGCGCAATGATAGACAAAATAAGTATGACCGCAACAAAGCACCACAAGATGAGCTAGTAAGCCATGTTATGTCAATCAATGGTCAGCAGCTTGTGTATATGGCTCATAAGCGCCTATGCAATCAAGCCTCACCTGAGACAAGAGCTGTTATGCAACAGATTGTCGATGAGGTGATTAAAACCAATCCTGAGTTTAAGGATGATCTAGTGCCACTATGCGAATATAGAGGCGGATTATGTACCGAGTTCCACCCATGCGGTTATAATAAGAAATTCAAGGAGAAATCAAATGCCTAAAATTTTTATCTCTCAGCCGATGAACGGAAAGACAACTGAAGAAATTGAGGATAAACGCGATTCTATCATTGATAAACTAGCAACACAGTTTGCCAGAGAAAACGAGTGTATTGACATTATTTATTCATTTTTTAGAAACACGCCGCATGACGCTAAACCCCTATGGTATCTAGGTGAGTCAATTAAACTAATGAGCGAAGCTGATGTTGTATTCTTCTGTGGTGGTTGGCAGACAGCTAGAGGATGTCAGATTGAGCATGATTGCGCTCTTGAATATGGCATTGATACGATGTATGAGGAGGACTTGAGTTGTTGAAGATTAAAGCAAAGCGATTATCAGACACCGCCAAGCTACCTACTTATGGTAGTGAAAAAGCAGCTTGTGCGGATATTTATTGTGATTTGCGTGTAGATAAATGTATTGAGTTAAATCCAGATGCAGATTTTAAGCATATGGAAGTCAATACAGACCATTTTGAGCAGGTGTATGTCAGCCCACATGAAACAGTAAAAATCCCTACGGGGTGGGCATTCCAACCAGAACAGGGGTATATGCTCCAGTTGCTACAGCGTTCGGGTCTGGCTAGTAAAGGCTTAATCTGTGTTGGTGGTATTGTAGATGAGGACTACACTGGAGAGGTTGTTGTTATCCTACTCAATACAACCGATGATTGTATCAAAATCAACAATGGTGATAGAATTGCTCAAATGGCACTACGCAAATATGACCAAGCTGAATTTGAGCTAGTTGATGAACTAGATAAAACAGAGCGCGGTCTAGCAGGATTTGGCTCTACAGGCGTATGATTATTCCTACTCTACACATTGACGGCGACGAATCCTGTATCCACCTAGTTGACCCTGCTTATCCACATGAGCCATATTCCCTTTTTCAAATGGAAACAAATGATGATACGGCAGAGGTATTCTTTGAGCTATTGACTACAGTGTTAGAAGCGTATGGCGATGGATATGGTGTGGGATATGATGATGCAATCCAAGATTTTGAGGAAGGAGGAGGACTAGATGTGGGAATTTAGGCGCATTGGTGATTATTATGAATTGCTAGACGGAGTAGAGACACTATATTTATGTAAACGACTCGATTCTATTATGGTCGCCACATTAGAGGATTTATGCAATAGGCATAATGCCGAAATTGCTAAATATGATGAGTTAGATGTTAATATTGTAAGTTGTGACGAAGCGTACTTAAACGGTCTTGAAGACGGTAAGGAAGAAACCTCTCAAGAACGATATGACGCAGGTTATGATGAAGGATATGCCGCTGGATACAAGCGAGGATTAGCAGACGCTTTAGGCAAAGACGAAATAAAGTAAAAAAATGGGGAACATGGTAGATGTAATAATCTATCCAATGTTCCCCATAAATTTATATTAGTCTCTATAATATGCCTTTTATAAAAATTTTACGTCTGAGGTGTCTCCTCAAGCTGAATATCAAGTGTTTGGTCTTTATCATTGGTAATGGTCAAGTGCTTACCGGTATAGCCTTCCTTTTCAACATTAACACCATATTTGTCACCAATATCACTAAGTAAGAACACATTGGTTTTTCCAGCAACAGGTGTAACTTCAACAGAATCAGCATCTACTACTTTAATGCTTGCAGTATCAGGCGTTGCATTAACAGTAAGTAAGAATCCATCCTGTAGTGTAACAGCGCCTTTTACAATCTTGAAAAAGCGTCCATCAAGACCAACACCGCAATTGCCCCTACCCATAATAGGCGTACCAACTTCTTCGCCTTCCGAACCATGTAGAGTGATATAACCAGCGCCGCCAATTTTAGCAACGGTAAATAATGCACCATCCCAGAGCTGACCGCAAGTAGATACTGCTTTGCTTCTATCAACAGTTGCTGCATTTGCATCACAAATCACCCCGTTAATGAGTTTAAGTGTGGTTGAATCTAGTCTTATGCCTCCGCACCAATTAGCCATATTTCATTCTCCTCTCTATATTATGCTTTAGCAACCCATGCTAATGCGCCGTTTACAATGCCTAGCACCTTGCCATCATCAGCAGCCGTAAATGCTGGTAGAATAGCATCAACATACCCCTTATCAACTGCATCATTGTCCTCAGTTGGTTCAGCAGTTAGTTTGAGCTTGCCTACCATAGTGCCGCCTGATTTAAGGATTGCACTAGCTTGAATTGCACCTGTCTTGCCATCTACATATTCTTTAGTAGTAGCATGATTTGTTGATGTTGGCGCACCTACACTGACAGGCACATAAGTAGCCTGTGTATCAGCCTTGACGAATGCCGCTGTACCATCATTAGAGCCAGTCAATCTAGGCGCAGTTGTGCCTGTTGGCTCAATAGTTGAGCCAATATATAATGGAGCTGGACCGTCCGTACTGATTCTATGCGCATTGACAATACCATGCTCATTCATATTTAGGTCGCTATCAACCATGCCATCGTCACCAAGTAGACTATGTCCATCTACATATGCCTTAGTCGCCGCATCTTGGTCAGCAGTTGGGTCAAGCAGGTCAGTGATTTTATGATTATTCAAGCTGACCTCTGATTCAATAGCCATGCCGCTATCTGTATTACTAATGGATTTAACACCCATGATGTTATTACCATTCATATATAAGTTGCCGCTCATTGGCACTGTGCCATCTGACTTGAAATCGCCTGACGCACCAACAACACCTGTCAAGCCTTTCACATTAAGCACGGGTCGACCCTGCGCATCTTTGGTATAATTAAATTGGTCTGAATTTAATAGATAGCCACCATCTGCGGCTCTGATTGTTGCCATATATTATCACATCCTAATTAGATTAAAATTTATCCTCTATAACCCAATACGAGCCATAGAGGATATCATTTCGTTTACGCCTGTTCTTGCCAACCAGCCGGATATGCTGTTGGAGAATATACATTTCCGTCGATTAAGCTAATATAATGCTTACCCTCAAATGTAATCTTATCACCCTTTTTATACGCATCATGCGCGCCAGTAGGTTGTACAAATTCAGGCCATTCATCTAGTGATACGACCACAAACATCGCTGGTGTAATATCAGGTGTCCAATCGCTCTGTGAGGTATGCGCTTGAACCACACGATATAGCACATTCTTATATTGTAGCCGTTCGTCCACCACATAAGCGTGTCCAACTACCCATTGTGGAAATAGCTCTACTGCCTGTAGTGCATCTTCATCAGTTAGGCTGATGGCCGCTTTTTCAATGTATGGGCGTAATGCTCTAGCCCTTTCTGTATATGTCATGCTTCTTCTCCTAATAGAATCTTGGCGGCTGTTTCAGCATCTTTTCTCAATTCTTGCTCTGTTTCAAGCCGAGTCTTTTTACCCATTTTACAAGTACAAGTGCCATTTCTATTGTCTGTAATAGAGCCAGCTACATTGTAATCAGAATTGTCCCATTCCTGCACCTGTTCAGTCGTTTCGCTGGTTGGATTTCCGCTCTCGTCATAAACTGGCACAGTATCCCTCTGAACAATAAACCAGCTCAGGCCATCGACAAAGAGCTGTGCGGCCTCTGCATATGTCATTTCAAGCGTAATCGCTTTGGATTCGCGGTTGTCCCAATCGCCATCTGCTCTTTTGCCAATTATATTAGCTAAATGTTCTATATTGTTTGCTTTGAAATAGGTCATTTTTGCCTCCTGTTTTACGTTGTAATATCAATTTCCCCGTGACTGCTGTTACCGCCCCCTACTGTCGTTCCTGTGATTGTTGCATCAGATTCAGGCGTAAAATCGTAGTAATAACTATATTGAGGCAGATTATGTGGGGGAGGCCCCGCAAAACTTGATGTCTTAACCTTAGTTCCGTTTACTCTAACGGCTACGTCAGTCATACCGTATCGCAGTGCAGCACTAACCACACATCGCACCGAATCCCCCGGAGCGACGTAAAGAACCGTATCGTAGCTATAGAGTGTGTCATTATATATAACGTGAGTATAGCTACTTAATGTTACTGTAACAACATATGATTTCGGTGTGAATGGGATATCGTATGCTGTGCCATCGACCAATGCTTTTCCATTTTTGATATCGTACCCAGTACCACCAATTGACACCTTCCCCCGCTTAATAGAATATCCTGTACCATCTATTAAACAAGCATGCTTAGGTGTCGTTGGTTCAGGGTCGACTTGCTTAGTGCCATTGGCTTGTAACCATATCAGAAGATTGCCAGTCGGTGCAGTATCAAATACAACAGTGCGATAAGCCTCGTTTACCCAGCCACTATTTCGATTATAAACAGTTACATAACCAGAAAACGGATTTGTCGAAGTGCAATAATATACTTCTGGAAGGCCTACCCTGAAGTATACAAAAGCAGTCCCATTTGATGTGAAGTTTATTTCAGTATCAACAGAAGACGAGAATGTAACACTTGTATTTAATACCCATGTTTCAGCCATATTGCCACCTCACTCATATTGCCATGCAATAGTTCCATTAACAGATGGAATATGTTCATAAGAAAATAATGCCTCGCCACGGGCCATGTAGTTTGTATAATTCGCGTCGTCCGTAGCGACGTTCGTTGTACGGTTCAGGCGGGCGTTTACGGATACGTTATCGACGTTGCTCAGTCCTACATCGCTCTTTGTAAGTGTAACCGCGCCTGTCTGCCCATTGACACTTGTTACAGGAGCAGATGTAATAAACCCACTATCATTATCAAGTTGACTTGTTTTACTTGGGACAACAGTAGTATCAGAAAGCGCCCCAACGTCACTAGCATTGAGCTGAACTACGCCTGTTTTGCTATTAACGCTTATAACCGGTGAGGCATTTGTCCACAACTTACCATCTGTATCAACACCAACTGCTTGTGTTTGAGCGTCTGTTTTAGTATCAGGATGAGGAATTGCATCATAGACAGCTTTTGCAGATGGATAAGATGTGTTATTATCCTTATTAGCTTCAAGGTTGGTGATAAGTGCGGCTTCTTGCAATTTGGTCGTTGCTAAGATTACCGTTCCACCAATTGTAACTCGCAGACCATAAACATTCGCATCTTGTACCCGCGTAAACAGCGCCATTTGAGAATTACCGCCATCGAAAAAATATACAGCTTCATTGAGCTTAGCTACTACGAGTTTTCCAGCTCTCGAAGCTGTCAGCAGTTCTATCGGCGTCTTATCAGCAGTATAGCTCGTGCCGGATGCAGTAACTGTACAGATGTACAGGTCAGATTCGGCGAGATAATCTGTGCCAGCCACTGCCGCTTCTATATTTCCATTGCCTGTCCCTTTAAGAATACCGGACACGGATATAGTTGGTTGTTTACCACTTAATTGTGTCTGTACATTACTTGTTACGCCATCAAGATAGCCAAGCTCGGTTGAGGTCACATCAGATACAGCTACCTTACCAGATGAATTAGATACCAATACGCGACTTGCAGTTAAATTATCCTCAGTAATTGTACTAGCCGCACCTACTACAGTATCTTGTTTGCTAGTTAGAGCTGTTTGGATATTTCCTACATTTGTCTGTAATGTGCCTACACTAGTCTGTAGCCCCTCTATATCACTTTCAGCCATAGCGATATTATCCTCATTGGTTGAAACCCTAGATGCTACAGCTTCTAGCTTATCTTTAGTAACAATATCTTTAGGGTCGCTATAGGTGCCAACATATTTCATTGGTTAGCACCTCCATCACCCAATAATTACTGCTCTATATGTATCAGCGGCAAGAGAGCCATTCCCGTTAATTGTAATTGTCACGTTGCCATTCTCAGCAATCGCCACATTAGCAATTACTTGTTCATTGCTGGCAACCTCAAATAGCTGAACAGTAGCAGGGGTTGTGACACCATGAGTTGTCGCAGGAATATTCCAAGTAAATGCGCCGCCAGTTGCTGTAAGAGCGCCATTAGTAGCCGTATATTTCTTAAGAATAGTAGGCATATCCTGCCAAGTAGGCGCACCTGTTCCAGTAGATACTAGATGCTGCCCATTAGTGCCAGCCGCAATTGGAGCATAGAAGCTAGGAGTTTTAGTTGCTGTGCCATTGAGCGTAATGGTATCAGCTGTTGCGCCTTCATCAATACCTGCTAGTTTAGTAAACTGGTCACTAGACATTGCACCGTTTGCGTCGGCAGATGCAAGCCCCATAGCAATACCAGATGCACCAACAGATAGACCATTAGCCGCAACAACCTTTGCGGATACTTCATTGGTCGCACTGATAGTAATACCATTGCCAGCCGTATAAGCATCAACTAGGTCAGCTACGTTGATATAAATTGGCTCAGTCTGATTTTGTAGGGTTAGCTCAATATATTTACCCGCTGGTTGACCAGCAGGATTATCCACAATTTCACCTGATTTAACAAACAGGTCTTTTGGGATATTGATTGCTGCGCCAGTGTTAACGCCATCTTTTGTCAGATGATAAATAGCCGCATAATCGCCGCTATCAGCATCTTTTACAATATCATATACTGGTACTTTCACTTCTGGGATAGTAACCATAAGGCCAGCTGCACCTAGGGTAGCTGCATTTCCTGTTGCTGGATCTAGCTTGATGCCAACAGTGGGTGCAGTAGCAGTTCCACCAACAGCAATACCACCGTTAGAAGCAGCACCAACAGATGCCACCTTCGCATCAGCACTAGCTTGTGCCGCTTCAGCCGCATTCTGTGCCGCCTCTGCTTGTGCTGTGGTAGCTGCACCAATAGCTGCTGGGGTAATTGTCTTAGCCTCTACCTTAGTAATATGACCAGCCGCATCCACTGTAATAGCAGGGACAGAATTGGCCGCACCTGTAGTACCAGCTGTAACGCCGCTCAAGCTATGCCCAATATTAATTTGCTTATCATCAGAGCCAATATCGACCCACTTGTTACCAGATGCAACAGCAAATGTATCAGTCTTAGTACTAGCCTGAATCGTAGTATCAGCCGTAGCCCCTGTAACAGCTGTAGTAGCCGTGCTTTGTTTCTTAACGCTGATATTGCTCCATGCGTTTTGGTTAACTTCACCACCACCAGCTACAGCATTTTGAACAGCTGTATCTAGGGCTTTGATTGCCGCGCCTAGCGCCATCTTATCAGAAACATAGCCGCCTTCAACAGGCTCATACCCATTTAGGGTAAGCCCTACAACGTTTGTGGTGGTTACATTACCAGTATCATCAAGTCCAGTAATGACAGCACCAGTAGTAGAGCCTTGCTGATACACAACGCCTACTTTTTTCCATTGTGTGCCATCATATTGCATTAGTGCCTTATCTGCACTGTTATAATAAATTTGTCCAATTTTGCTATTAGTTGGGTCTGTAGCCAATACCTGAATGACTGCATTTTGTAATTCATTGGACAAAAGATTTAGATTAGTTAAAAATTGCATAAAATATTGTCCTCCTTATTTATATCAATTAAGATACGCCGTTCCGCTGAATGGAGCTGTAAATGTTATTACCAATGTATTCAAGCTGGTATATTCCACATCACCAATCACAACATTGCCACCTGTATCCACAACAGATACAGATGGATATTTATATAAATTATGCGTAATTTCCCATGTGTTAGAGGCAATGACCTGCTTATGAATATATGTCTTATCTCCACCAGCTTCAGTAGGAACCGGAATTGTACTAAGCTCGTATTGATGCGTAGTTGGATCCCATATCATCCAGAATCCACTAATATCAGGATAAGGAGGATGATTGTTTATCTCAATAATATTATCTTCAATTTGATAAAATTCGCTAGGAACTGGGTCATATACGTTACTAGGGTCAATACTATACTTAACCCACACTTCAAAAATATCACTATGATATATCTGTTGGTCTTTTATGCTACGCAACTGCATAGTATATTTGCCGCTAAATGGCAACATAGCAATTGTGAGTAGTGCAGAGCATACATTGCCCGTTCTATTCAAATTGATAATATTATACAACGGATTTCCGGAGCAATCTGTTTGTGAGTATAGGACATCAATTCTATAAGTCCATGACTCATCGGTGTCTACAGTGCATATAATTTCATTAACAAGATTATTCTTTGCAAACGCAAGAGTATGTGTATCAAGAGATACTTTAGTACCAGTTAATGTTATATTCACCTCTACCAACTCCTTTCTTATTTATTTAATTGTAATCATCTGGATTTTCATTCTTCTTAGCAAAGACGCGCTTAAAGGCCAGTAAGAGCAATTCACCACCAAATGCTGTTGCAGAGAATATCAGTACATCACTAATATCAGTTGCACCCCATTTGAACACAGCATATGTCTTTACGGCAACCGCCCATACTGCAATTAGGGTAATTGCCCTAATGCAGTACAGAACGATTGTTTTGCTCATCTGCCCTTTACTCCATCTTCGCTTATAACTAAGCCTCATCATGGCTTGGTCGCTAATTTTTCCATTAGCGCCTTATTCCATTTGTAGCCATCTAGGAACTCGATTGTCTTATCGTCAAATCCAAAGCGGCTCTTTACTTTGGCTTTATTTGCAGCATGTTCCTTATCGTCTTCGGATTCTACATAATCAATCCAAGGTAGCTTACCATGCTTCTGCCATTTTCTAGTTGGATAACCAGCCTTTGCGCCAATATTGCCAACAGCCGTAATTTGAACACAGTTATTCCATGCTGGCGTACATTCCACAGCTAGACCATTGCCAATATATAGACCCCAATGCCCCGGCAACCACAATCCTTCACCAATAGCCATCTTATCCCAATTTGTGTTGGACACGTTTTTGCATTTGGCAATCATACCATCTGCGCTTACATCAGGTACACCATTTGCGGCATATCTTGCTCCACCATAATAAGCATTCTTATTACCATTCCAGCCCCACAAAATACCCTTCGTAAGATTCACGCAGTCAAACAGAAATGTGCCTGTACCAACTTTCTGCTGATACATATTCCAACGGCTAGTGTACCAATCTGGATATTGCGCCTTCTTCTCATTTAGAATCTGCTGAGTGCATGGCATACCAAAACAGCCCCAAGCATAAATCGTCTTATATTTCTTAGCTACTTCCTCATGCTTCTTTGCAAGTTCAAGATTGGTCATAATGCCCATTACTTACTCTCCTTCTTTACGTTGACATTCTTAGTCAAATTGGTCAACTGGTCAATCATGTCACTAAGAGCCTGAACGTCCATTGGATACTGTACATATTCTGCGCTAGTCTGAACCATAGCCATGACCCATTCTTTACGGGTCGCGCCATCAGCAAATTTCTTTTCAGCTTGTTCCATTAGCTTCATAACTAGGTCAAGCAAGCCAGCCCAATTCTTTTCTTGAGTTGCCTTCTTGACATACTGTATCAGCTTCATAGCAAGTGGAATACACGTAGCTAGACCAGCCAATACCGCTACAATTAGATTAACAATTTGTTCTGCACTCATTTATTATTCCTCCTAATCCATTTTTATACTGTGCCAGTTAGTAGCCCAATCAATTCCTCTTGGTCGGCTACCTTTTGGCGTAATTCCTGTAGAGCATAATAATTATATGGGTCATATTTTGAGCCGATTTTTGCCCCATCGTAATATGCCACCGCTCCTAATTTATTTGCTGATTCTTCATTATCACATAGGATAATATTTGTTACAATACCATTTTCTACAATACAATATTTCATATCATATTACCTCATTATCAATATAAGTGAATGCGGATAGATACTAGCCCTTGACCACCAGCAGATGCATTTGCATAATCTGTGGAAGTATGATAATAGCCTCCACCACCACCGCCACCGATACCAGCTTTTGTTGCATCAGTTACATCATAGCCTGTACCAGATCTTTTACGAACTTCGCCACCATCTGCGCCATTCGGCTTTCCGCCTGAAAAACTCTGATAATATTCTTGTCCATATGCATCTTGAACAGGATTATAATAGCCTATACCGCCACCGCCAGAATAGAATGTTACGCCTTCATTAAATTTTGAAAGAGTGGTGTTTGCCTTGCCGTTACCATCCTCTTCAGTGACAACAGTAGAACTAAATCCGCCGCCATTGCCAGACCCAGAACTTCCCTCAACACCACCATGGTATATAAATCTACCAGTTCCAACTTCTGTATAATAGCCACTAGTGCCGCCATATGCGACAATATCACCAAAACTTGAATTACCAGCACGAACACCGCTATTTTTAAGATAATACCAAGCGGTTTCCACTGCTCCACCAGTGCCAACTATAATTGAGATATCAGTGTTAATTGGAGGATAATAGCCGATAGCATTTACGATGCCAGCACCGCCACCACCAGTACCTGCACCTCCGCCAAGAGAGCCTGTAGAATCAGATGGTAAAACACCGCCACCGCCTCCGCCAACACAACATACATCTATGTTCTTTACATTACGGCTGAATCTGACTGTAGTAGATGATTTATAATCAATAGTTGTATTATTGGAAAGAGAAGGCAATGTAAGCGTTAACACATTAAATGTGCCAGCATATGATTCTGCGTTATCAGATATACTAGCCAAATCAACATAAGGTGATACAGCTGTAACAGGGTCACTAATCCATACGCCTCGAACCGTACCGTCATTACCTGTCTTGGGTGTGCCAGCAAGCCCCTGAATAGGAACGCCCGCCAACCCATTTCCTGTGCGGTCTACAACTTTAATCGTTACAAATTTCAAATCTGCAAGCTGGTCGCATATTACACCCATTGCGGCATCGGCATCCTTAACAGATGTGCCAAATAGAGCTGATGTATTAGCACTGAGTTTTAACTGCTCAGCTATAGTCGTAGGATATAATTTGTCATAATTTTCATCATTATTCAATTGTCGAATTGTAATATTTTTATCTGCCAATATTCATCAGCCCTCCTTTACTTAAAATGAATGCGAACTGCAACTATACCGTTACCACCAGATGAGCCGTCAATTATTGTTCTAATACTAGTAGATGAACTGGCTGGACTAACAGCCATGCCGCCTCCACCACCGCCAATACTGGCTACACTAGCGACTCTGGTTTCTTCTCTACCCATTATATATCTTACAGCTGCGCCATCTGCGCCGTTTGGTTCGCCACCAGCATAGTATGGTATTTCTTGTGGTGGGTTTAAGTTGGCATTACTTGAATATCCACCGCCACCTCCACCTGAATATCGTAGTGGTACAGCACTGGTATCGTCAAATTCTGCTACAGTGCTTGCTTCACCATTCGCAGCATGAGCACCATTGCCGCATCCTTCAGCACCTGCCGCACCGCCAGCAGTAGCTTGACCGCCTTTGCCACCAGCCGCAACTACTCCCATAAATGACGTTTCACCGCCATCTGCCGCAGAAGCTGAACCGCCACCACCAGTTCCTACACTTCTTTCATATAAGCCACCAGAGCCAACAATTAGCGGATAATCAGTATCAGGAGTGACGGCAATATTATAAGAATTTACAATAGCGCCACCGCCACCGCCACCATTTTGGCTATATGCTGTATATCCGCCTCCAGCGCCGCCGCCTGCTACGCAACAAACGTCAACCGATGCAACATTATTTGAAAATCTTAGAGTAGTAGAGCTGCTATATCTATTTATTGTATTATCTGCAATCCTATCGAGTCTCACAACAAAAATACTAAAAGATGACACATAGGTGCTAAGCGATACTGTTTTTGGTAAAAAATCAGCATATGGCGGAGTTACGGTCATAGACGTAGCATTGCCAATTTTCCCAAATACCTCACCGTTTTCACCAGTTGTAACTGTGTTTTCTAATCCTGTAATAACAGCCCCTACTATAGGTATACCGCTATTATCTGTTACACGAATATGAATTAAACCTGTATTTTTCAAATCGCTTACAACTCGTGCTATAGCTTGGTCAATGTTGCCATTTGTCAATCCTAGCTTAGTGTTAATGCTAGAGCTGACAAAGGTGCGTGTTGCGGTCGTATTTACATACAATGTATCATATGCGCCGCTACTTGTTTTTTGATGCAATGTTTCCTTTTTATCTGCCAATCTCTATCATCTCCTATCAAGCCTGTTTTATATTTAGCAACATTGTCTCTAAATCAAATAGTGCCTTATCTACATTTAGATTGGGCCAACTTTCTCCAAATAATTGAGCTGTATTATTAGTAAGATATGTTTTATCGGCTAATGCCTTTAATTTGACTGAATCATATCCTGTTGCCGTCTTTTCCGTTGGGTCGATATAATATGAATCAGGCATATTGTAATCGCTGATTGCACTGAGCATCTTGAAATATATCTCTCCAATAGACATACCGCTTGGTGGCTCTGTTGCAACCTTGATTTTATCGGTCTTGAATGAATCATCTTTCTGATTTTCTAATGCGGTAATTACAGTTGTAATATCGTTGATAACTGCGGCATTTAGTTGCTTATTGGTTAAAGCCGCATTTTTTAATAGTGCAATAGCCGTTGCATAATTCCCGTTATTCCATTCAGTTTGAAATTGAGTCCATAACGCCTTATCTTCAAGATGAATATCTTGGTATTTCATGCCGTCACCTCAAACCAAAAATCTGTAGGTTGCTGTGTTATCGGCTGAGTAGAGGATACAATATATGCGGGGCTATATCGAGCCGTATAATATTTTTGCACTTCTGTGCATGTATCAAGAATGGTGTTAATAAGGTCTGCTGTAATTATTTTTGTGTTATAATTAGAAATTCCAGACAATGCAACTTGCGCCGCGTTGATATCACCATCTTGCATTGCTTTCTGATATGCAACGACAGCTACTGCATCTTCAGCTATAATATCCTGCATTGTCGGGAATGTCTGAATTTCGTTAGGGTATTTTGTTGCCATTAAAGCACCTCCCTATTTTAATCTGGATAATATGGATACCATGTAATAGCGTTAATACTCATAGTACCACCTGTTGAATAATCAATATTAAACGATTTGATTATATATTTTGATTGCTCCATCTTTTGCCCAAATCTATGTGATATAACAATATTTACGTCTATCCACGGAATTGGGACAGATTCAATTGAAATGCTATCATTAAGCCGTGACCGCTGATATATTTCAAAATCCGCTCTTTGCTTAGCCAAATTATCTGAGTAAATATTATCATATTCACCACCATATAGCACTATACGGATTCGGCCTATTGAACTAGAGCCTATCGGGTCGCCTACATAAAACGGGCTAGAGGGATTGTTATCATATGATATAGCTTGTGCTTGCTGATGCCCCATAAAACGCCAAAAATTACCGCTACTATCTTTTGGTATCACATATTGAAAAATATACTCTGTGTCAGCATCTAAATTAGTAACATTTTTATTGTCAATATCTAACACCATGAATGTACCTAAGAAATTTATCAACACTGGCTCTGTGCTTGATATTGCTGTTGGTAACGTAATGCCTATTGCAGTATCATTTGCTAATTCCTTCAAATCTGCAAATTTCGGCGTGATGGTTCTTCCTTCAACCGTGGTGTCTTCAGATGAGCTGTAATAACTAACGTCCCAAGTATGGCCATATACCTCCACATAATTCTTGACGCTCTCAAAATCTGTGTTAATATTCTCTGATACAAGCAAATAAGGCCATAAATCATCGTCTATTACAACAGGGTCGTCCTTAGCAAGCGGAATCGGCTCATAATGAAACACCCCATCTACATCAAAATATATTTGATAATTGGGCATAATATCACGTAACTGAGATAAAATGTCATATATTGTGCCACCCACATCAATTTCAATATCGTATGGAACAGGCGTTATCGTGCCGTCATTTGTTTTACATTCTTCGCATACGTACTTGGTAAATCCGCCCAATTCAATCGTTCTAATAATAGCCTCACGTACATTCTCATCTTTAGCTATTTTAGTAGGTATTCCCTCAAGATTACCATTGCGCAAACCGGTTAGCTTACTCATTAAATCAAGAGCCTGCATAGAGATTTCATTTGTTGCCGCATCATATGACCATTGCGGATTATTAACTAGGTATATACCTTGATTATACCACTGGATTTTTCCAGTTCGCATATTTTCATAGCCAACATACGGACGGACAAATTTATCTAACCATAATTTCTGCCCTGATTTAATATCAAATGTACTAGTAGTGACAACAAATGTTAAATCACACGAACGCCGCAAATCACTATTTGAATCAACATTGATACTGCAACTAATCATATTGCCACTTAGCTCATCTACTACATTATATTGAAAGTCAAGTAGCTCAAGCTTCATATATTTTTTTATATATTGTTGTTTTAAGACGTTATAATCTTCAGCAGTTATGTTAATCATGTGTTAATCCTCCCGTGGGATTAGCCCATTTGCATACAAGTCAGCCTTTTCTTTAGGGTCGCCTGTTTGCGTCCAGTCTGCTGTCATGCGCTGAATACCCATGCCATAATTGGTTTCATAGTCAGTCTGTGGATTACCTACGATACAAAGAATCCACTCTCCGCCATTCCAGTCCTTCAACATTTTTGGCTTTTTATTAGTCAGCCACTTAAACAACGCATTGCGTTCCTTTGTAACAGCCTGTCTATCAATTACATTTGTCTCAGTAAAATTCTTAGGAATAATTAGGGCGCTCACCGTTCCTTGGTCATAGTCAAGCAATCCATTGCTTATCATGACAGGATACTTTCTACCAAACGGCTCATATGTGCCGATTTTCTGTACTCTATTCGTTGCTCCATATTCAATGTCCGCATAGAATTTATATATAGTGTCAAGATCGCATAAGAAGACACCGTTAAATCTGGAGTAAATTTCATCTACTGTATATGCACCTTCTGTTTGCTGAATAACTGGCACATATGCATATTCATATTGCGTGTAATTAGAGGCTATATTGTCAGTAAAAATAAATGAGAAATCTTCAATCGTATTGATTTGAATTTCTTTTATAGTAATCCAGTCGAATGTGCCTTTTTCTCGCCGCTTGATACGCACAGATGTGATATTCTTAGTAATTTCACCTAAGTTACCAGCGCCGACATTCTCATTGAAATTACAATCCATGATAGTATTGAAATCCCATGACGTTGGAACTGTATTGTTATATTCTCCACTCACATCTGAACTTGCATTCATATGAGAAAACACGCCATTTTTTAATGTGGTTGACGTAATCTTATTTGCAGAAGTCGGCATGGGGTCAACGCAATTACCGTCTAAACAAAAATTATATCCTAGTAATCCAATCATGTGCCAGCCGCCTCCTCGTTCCAATTTGCGCCAAGATTCTCAATTTTTAGATCATACAGTCCACCATCACATCTCAGCCACATGAATATATAGTCGTTATCTGTTGTTTTAGGAATTGTTGTAGATTTAATCACATATGCCCATGTTGAGCCAACATCCTTTACTTTCATCTCATACCATGCATTCGTCGTATCTTCCCAATATGACACATATACAATATCGCCATTTGCATTCATTAGTTCCAGTAGATTATTTGGGTCGCCACTTACCTCTGTATTTGCGTTAAAAGCGCGTCCCCATATACGCATTGTATAATCGTTTGGTAATTGATATCCTTGTTGCCATTTGACATATGAGCCATTTGCTCTAAGGTCAATTTCTTTACTATCAATATATGTTGGATTAGCCGGATTCGCTTCACCGTCAATCGCCAATACATTAGATTCAATAGTTATATTACCATCGTTACAGTTGTTTGTAAGATATAAATTACTATAGTTACGAACACCAGAATATTGAATTGTAATAGTAATTAACCCAGTGTCAACAAGCGTACCTTCTGAAGTTGTGCCTGTGCATTGAATCTTGTATACCGTCTTATCTTCAAATCCACTAAATGCCCAAGACACCGTAATTGGCACAGATGTTGTACTCGTATATTTAGTGCTGGATGTAGACAGCAAAATGCCAGTATTATCATATAGGTCAAATTTATATGCGTTCAACGGCTCTTTCTGCTCTTGATTATATGTAACACTAAATATATAAGATGCATTATTTAGAATGTGTGTACTTGGTAAATTGCTAAATTCAAATGATGGACTTGTATAACAATAGAATTGAATGGTATTAGACGGCTCTGATGTTTCGCCTGCCGCGTTATGTGTTGTGACATATGCTTGATAATACTTGCCATTTGTCAATGAGCCAGCTGGCACAGTGATACTATAAGCATAGCTTGTTACAGTGGTCGTATATACCTGAGATAGAGTCGCATTATCTTTAATGACAATAGTCGACCCTGTCACTTGGTCGCCACCTATTACATTAAATCTGAATGTTTGATCTTTAGAGGCATCAAATGCCACTTGAGTATATAAAATAGGAGTTGTTAGTGCCATTATATCACCTCTTATTTATTAAATTTTATTTTGTTATTTCCTTCCAACCATCAGGATAAGCAGATGGACTATATGTATTAGCATCAATTAGGCTCTCATAGATTTTTCCCTCGAATCTCACTTTATCGCCCTTCTTATATGCGTCATGTGCGCCGGTTGGCTGTACAAAATCTGGGATTGTTTCGGTTGGGGGCGTTTCTGGTTCTGTAGTCCCACTACCACCTGTTTCTCCTGAATCGCCTCCGCTTGTTGATTCAGTATATTCTTCCCATCCGGCAGGATATGCATCTGGTGCCCATACATTAGCATTGATAATGGATTTATACAACTTGCCATTATAGCTTACAATGTCACCAAGATTATAAGCGTCTACAGCGCATAGGGGCTGTGTCCAAATGGGATAGCCGCTTTCACTAATACCCATCTTTTTATATAGGCTTGCAGTTGCATCAGGTAGCCAATCGGATTGTGACTTGTGCGCCTGTAGCACTAGATATAGCTGTGGGTCGCCTACGCTATTTGTTCCATATGAGATAATGTCATTAGCCTTATATTGCTTATCTGCCGCCCATACAGGATATAGGGTGGCAAGTTCAACGGCTGTCTCTTCTTTATCGTATAATGTCGCCGCAAATAACTGTAAAGCCCTACGTAGTTCAGCCATTGATTTGTATTGATTTGCTGTCATAATATCACCTCTATATTAAATTGCAAAATAATAGTATTTTGCATAACTACCATTTAGAAATTTACTACTATTAAACCAACTGACAGAATTTGAACCCCATGTAACAGATGTATAACGATCGGTTGAATATGATGTAACGATATATGCAAACGGGCAATCTTTCACCATAAAACCAATTTCATCAAGTGTAGCAGAAGAACCACTTGTAGCTACGCCCATAACAATCAAAAATCTAGGCTCAAATTCAAACGTTAAAGATTTTGACGTTTCCCCATTGCCTTGATAGCTCCCAGCAACACCATCATTCTTTTTAGTTGGTGTTGGAGTATCACCACCACCAGATACAGAGCCTAATATGAATGCGTTAGACATATTGCCACCCGGTACAAACACACGCGCAATCGAGCCAATGCCTAAATCAGATGGAGACACAGCTACATTTTGGTCTTGCCCGTTCATTGTAACTTGCGCCGTTTTACCATCGCTATTTTTTACAATCCCAGAATATATCTTAGTAGAACTAGACATGCCATTATCAACCATCAAGCCGATAGATTCCACTAGCTCCTGTTCTGGGGATTTTTCCTTCTTATCCAATCTATATTTTCCTCCATATAGATATATAGGAGGGCAGTCACCTACCCTCCCAATTTGATTAAAATTTAACGTTTATAACTATACTGTAGCGCATAATTCTTTAGTCCAGCCACAAATTCCTTTGCATTGTTAACATTTGGTAATTCGAGCTTAGACACATTGAATACGTAAGAATTTCGCCCATCGCCTTTTCTCAATTCAAGCGTTTTGAGCATACTCTCAGGTGTTGTACCGCTCCATTTCCATAGGTTTGCCGTTTGATAAGCTGGAATGATACTATCACCTTGCCCAAGAACTCTAAGCTCTGGGCCACGCTCACCAACTAAGGATAGACCACCACGGAAATTATGAGTACCAGAGGCGTTCTTTGACCATGTGCCAGTCGACCCCTCATATGTCAAATTACTACCAGTCAAATCATTGATTTTCTTAGCAAGCTCCTCGTTTGCTTTGTGTAAAGCGTCTTGCTCTGCTTTAGAACTAGCGTTCCACCATGCCTCTGAATTTGCCGCCATTTGTTCTGCCAACTTTTGCGCACGTTGTTCTGCTTTTGCCGCAAGTTCTTCATCTGTTGGGTTATCAATCTTGAACTCCCAATCATTGTAAGCAGTTGTTGAGCCGGGTAATTTGTTAATATCTTCATCAGCCTCAACACCACTAAGAGAATCACGAATACCCACAAGCTCTTCATTTTGAGCAAGTAAAGATTTTCTTGTTTCTGCATCAGCTGTCAACAACGCCTCGTTGTTTTTATTCAGAGTATCAGTGATGTATTTGGTTGCATCATCAATCCAGTGTTGAGTTGCGCCATATCCCTCTTGATATTTCTCAAGAGTATCTTTAATGCCTTTGATATTATTCTGAGTTATCTGCTCTTTTTGCTTATCAATGTTTGTTTCTGTGGTAGACGTTAGGATTTTGCTCTTAACAAGATTCTTAGTTACATCAGACAACCCGCCTTCGCTGATGTTGCCAAAATTACCTAAGAATCCATGATAACCAAGCCTCTCTAGCTCTTCTTGATCACGATATAAATATTTGCCGCCACCAGCAAACACATCTGTATATAGCTGAGCGTCGCCAGTTCCATAAGCACCTAATGCTCCACCAGCTGTTTTTAGATACCACTTGTAAATCTCATCTGTTACAACACCGCCAGCTTTGTCTATCTTATCTCGTAGCTCATTTAGCCAATCGCCATACAGTGCCTCATCACGGGCTTTATCTTCCTCTGTGCGTTGATTCATCAACTGCATTGCATTTCTGGAAGAACCAGCCACCCGGACTAGATTCATATATCTAAGACGCTCTGGACTATAATTCTCGGCTAGATATGCAATGCGCATCTTATTAGCCGCCTCATAGTCCTCTTCGCCAGATATGAGAGAATCCAACAGGCTTTTACCACTAGCAGACAAATTATCGTAATTATCAGCCATTTTTCTAGCAACAAGGTCAACATTGTTGAGCATTTGTGACCCCATATCCATAAAATCTTTCAGATAATCTGGAATATAGCCAAGCTGGTCTGTTATTTTCTTGTATTCATTGTATAGAGCTTTTATGGCTTGATTGCGTTGATAATATTCCTGCTCTTCATATGGGTCATCGATAGCGCCAGACAAAAGTTTGTTCTGATATCCTGCAAATACAGTGTTGCTACCTAGGTCAGTACCTCTCTGAAGTTCACCCTTAAATAAACCCTTCCATGCATAAACATACGGGCTGGATGTGTTAGTTTCAATTAGATTTTGATATGGCGCTAGAATTTTTTGAAGAGCTTCAAGAAGATTCATTTTTAGATTGCCACGAAGTCCTGCATTAGATGGAATAATATATCCAGCACTAGCAGCTCTTCGTATTATCTCATTCATAAACTCTTCATCGTCTTGATATTTATCTATCTTTTTTATCCATTCAAGCATCTCTTGGATTGTATCTTGTCCAAAAGCAACATATGGATTTGTTTCGTCTTGATGACTCCATTGTCCAGAAACACTGCCACTACCGGAACCATAACCACCACTAGCGCCTCCGCTACCTCCAGTAGCAGATGCTACTTGGTTGCTAATTTCATTGATAGCACCCTTAGCCCAATCCAGCCATTCACCAAGCATTTTCTTGTTGCTATCATAATAATCAGCCCCATCGGCTTGCATCTGAGAAAGCCAACTGTTAATCATCTCTTGAGTGACATTGCCGCCATTCTGAACAATATCCTTCATTTCATTGAATATCTTAGTGGCGTTATCCTTCATCTCTTGAAGCTGCTCTAGCTCACGTTCGCGCTGAATCTTGTCGCGGGTTTCTTCATAATCAGCTTGAGCTTTAGCAATCGTCCCATAATCCTTGTCATATTGGAACTGGCCGTTCTTATAGAGTAGGATTTTCTTTTGTTTGGCTTCTTCTAGCGCTTTGAGCTTTTCTTCAAGTTGCTTTTGGCGGTCTAGCTCTTTGTTGGTTTCTTCAACAGCGTCTGTTTTGCTATCCCAGAAATCATCAGATGCGTCTTTTAGTTCTTGGATAGAATCAAGAATTTTCTGCTTGGCTTCCTCAGCGGCTTGTTCAGCGGCACGAGCTGCTTCTTGCGCGTCTTGCTCTGCTGATTTTGCGGCTTGTTCAGCGGCACGAGCTGCTTCTTGCGCGGCTTGCTCTGCTGATTTTGCGGCTGATTCATATGCCGACTGAGATTCATTAGCCGCCTTTTCTTGCGCTTTTTGGGCTTTCTTAGCTTGCTTTTCTGCTTCTTCGGCGGCTTTTTCTGCTGGGACATAATCTTTTATGGCTTCAAGCTGTTTCGCATATTCCTCTTGCTGACGTTTCCATTGATTTTGACCGATTTGGTAGGCGGTATCTTGTAACCATTGTTTGTACGCAGCTTTGTCCTGCGATACTTTCTTGCCAGTTTTAGCTTCGTATGTACGTTGTAGATTCCTAGAAAGCTCAGCGCTACCACCAGCACCAATTTGAACACCAGCCATCACCATCATATTAGCAATTTGTTCGGAAGTTATTGTGGCCTGTTGTCCAACTGATGCAATCTGCTGAATAAGATTATTAAAGTTAGCCTGAGACTGTGCTTGTTGCGCCTGTATGATAGAAGTAGCGTAACTCGCCATCGCACTGTCTGTGGTTAGCGCCGTTTGAGCTGTTGTAGTTAATTGTCCATTTTGGTCAAACAGAGATTGAACGAATGCTTCAGAAGCTCCGGTTACACCATTCATTGCATCCTGATAGTTCGTTACAATTTCATTATAATACGCAAACGAATTAGATATATTTTCAACTTCATTAGCTACATTTTCGACATTAACTGAATAATCACCCATGGCATCAACCATGGCTTTATATCCATCAACGAACGCTTGTTGCTCAGTTGTTAAATTATGAAGACCTGACAGATACTCATACTGTCCTTGATTATTCTTTATGTAAGCATCGTATTGCTCTTGTTGTGCCTGTGTAAGCTCTGTGCTATATTTTTTAGTTTCTTCAATCTGTACGGCCAAACCCTTCATAGCAGAGCCTTGAGATAATGCATATTCAGAAGCAGTCTGAATGTTGTTGGAGAACGTATAGCCAATATCTTCTAGGTTTTGTTTCAAATAAGCATAACCCTGTGCGGCTATCTCTGTCTCATCATACAACTTTGATAGCGCCTCTGTTTGCTCATTTGTAAAAGATATACTCTCTTGAGCAGCAAGAGCATATACAGCTTCCTGTTCAGTCTTATATTGACCGATTTCTTTTATATATGTTTGAAAATTATTACTATACTCGTCTGTTTCAACAACTTTCTTATCAACAGATACACCAACAGTACGAGGAGCGTTATAAGCAGCTTCTTGAGCAGCGGCAGCTTGTTTTTGAAGCATTTGTTCAATATATTCATAATATTGCTTTAATGTCTCAAGTTTGTCTATTTCATTCTGCCAATCTTGACCTCTATCTTTTGCAGGAGTATCATTTAACTCATCAAGTCGCTTTTTGACGTCTTCAAGCTTATCAGCAGCGTCTTTGGCTTGTTTATCAAGTTCTTCAAAATTCTTTACAAGATTTTCAAATTTCCTATTTTCTGCTGCCTGATTTAACGCTTGTACAACTTCAACTATTCCAGCAATAGCTGCTGCTACTCCTGCAATAATAAGTAATGTCTTTGGTGAGGTTAAAATAGACGCTAATCCGCCAGCTGCATTTGTCGCTGAGAACAATGTTCTCATCTCACTTAGTTTTCCAATAACCGTACCTGCAATACCAACTAAGCTTGCAATAGTAGTAGAGAATCCAGTGATCCTAGTAATGGCCGCACCAACATCATTGTTGGCAAAATCAAGCATAGCTTTACCAGCATCCAAGAATCCACCAACCAACTCTTTAGATAAAACACGATTTGCAAAATCCTCAAATTCAGCTGCAAGAGCCTGTTCCTTCGCAGAAATTGATTCCATGTAGGCTTCATTTTCTTTCATGGCAGAACCATTGGATTCTAGCGCTGTATTGGTTGCATCAATAGCTGTTTGATAATTTTTTAGAAGAGCAGCAAGATTCTGTGTTTGTGTGGTTCCTGCTTGCTGTTGCAGATAGTACATCTGCTCATTCTTGGTTAATTTAGGCCAAATCTTTGCTACATCAGTCAATACTTCATATAGACTACGAACTTGACCTTCATCATCTTTAATAGCGATGGCGTGTTCTTGATACCATGCTGTTAACGCCTTACCCGTATCTGAGGATTCGTCTACAACCTGATTCAGACGTCCCTGTACAGTAATAAGCGCTCTTGAACCCTTGGGTGCATTCCTCGTGATTTCAGTCATAGCCGTGAGCATACCAAGAGACTGTTCAAATGTATTATTGCCTGTTGCCATTGCAGCAGACATATTACCTAGATTTTGTGCTAATTGCCCAGATGAAACGGCATAATTATTTGACACAGCATTCACAGAATCGATGATCCTATAAGCATCATCAGCCTCTATATTGAATGCCTTCATCTGAGCTATAATAAACGATGCGCTATCAGCAGCAGACATAGATTCATCTGCTACATTAGTAAACATTGTCGCTACTTTTGCTAGCGTTGCCGAATCAGAATCATTAAAACTATTCTTGCGAAATTCCGTTGCGGCTTCAACCATCTCTGACGGTTATAAATTATCTAATATATCCCCAATCATTGTCATACTTTTCTTGGGCTTTGACCTGTGCTATATCCTTATCTCGTTTCTTTCTATTAATATCTATATAATCATCTGGATTTTGCGCTTTGTTGTATAGCCACTCATGGAACAAAGATAAATAAGGATGGCAAATACGATTACCGTTGCGATGATTGCTACAATATATACATCTTCCATAATTACTTCCTCACACAACTAATTGTAAATAAGATGATGTAAACGAACCATCCAATGATGAACACTGTAGCTAGATTATTCATTACAATTTGCCCCACCTTTCATCATCCATGCCCCAATAATTAGTACGTCGCTCTTCTTCTTTAGGTGTTTCATAATGAATATTACGTTGTGACTGTATAGTGGTCGGCTTGGTTGAATCGCTTGAGTTATGAAACAATCTCCCAATTTCTTTACCTAATGCAATCAACCCAGCAATGGCAATGGCAGGCCAAACAAAAATTGCAAATACGATAGATAAGAACATAATAGATACCTCCTTTAAGTATCTATACAATAGCACATATTAGATAATTTGTCAAGGGGTTTTTAATCCCTTCCTGAATATTTCTTCACCCTATATAATTGGAGGGTCGCCCTGTATATTCGATTGACACACCGCTCATCACGGCTTCGCGCCCAATCTGCCCTTTTGTCTCAAATATCATACATTATTTAAGACAGATTCTTTAGGTTTTTCAACCATGGAATCATCCTTATCGTCTTTCTGCTTTCGCGCTGATTCATTGTTAATAATCACACTCAGGCTTATCTCATCCTCATGTTGTAGTGATAAGGCTCTTGAGGCTTTCAAGGGTTTAGGGGCTGTTCTCTATGCACATTTACCATTTGTACATACCGGCTCAGACCGATTTGGTTTACCGGTGCGGCCAACTGTCTTGCCCATCTGAGCAAGTTTATCTGTATAATCATCAAGTGCTTGACCAGACAAGTCCGAGACTTTCTTAAACTCCGTTTGTGCTGTGTCTAACGCCTTGACTTGCTCATACATTTTACTCGTTACATCAATAACAGAATCAAGTACTTGTCTAAATTGCTGATATGTAAGAGTAAGATCCACTGTAGATTCCTCTAATGACCGAGTGGCAGAATTTGTATTTCTTAGTTTGTCTGCCGCATCACCAGTCATATTAGCTTCTACATCTATTTTATATTTCTGTGAATTAAGTTTTTGTGTGATTTGTTTTAAGTCTAACTCAGCATCAACGAGTATCGAGTAATTTGAACTTTTAGCCATTCATCACACTCCCTTTTTTCTTAATTTGTGAGTAGGCTATGAGGATTCCTTCCGCGCAATCATCCTCATTCTTTTTGCTACTTGGGGCAACCCATGCCAATTCGAGGCCAAATTCTTCATTCGCCATCTCTATGGCTTTTTTCTTCAGAACATCTCTTTGTAATCCGGCTCTTGTGCCATCAAAGAGATTAAGGTCGCCACGCCATTTACTTGGCATCAAGAAGCATGGCTTTATCTTGAAGCCAGCGCATAATGCTAAAATCACGCCTTGCACTGCGCCCAATTTTTCTATAGTAGATGCGCCTTTTTTTAATGGCACTTCCTCTGCATAGATAATGGTGGGTTGATACTGTCTAAATATTTTTGATAATTCCATAGTAAGCCCCATTACCCTATCGTGCCAATCATCACCCTTGGGCTTGATTGCGCCATATGCAATGAGTTCACCATTATCAAATATAGACCATCCAGTGCAAGAGGTGCTTGCATCAAGTCCACATATAACCATATTAACTTTCCTCGACATGAAGCGGCGTATTGTGCATCTGTACAGTAAGCCCAGCCGCCTCCATGCCTTCTTTCATCCATTGTTTCATCTTGCGTCTGCCTATGCGCTTATTTAACTCAGTCCATGCGTCACGCTTTCTTTGCCAATCTCCAATGCCAAAACCAGAACCCCACTTTATATTACCGTAAATAATATCAGCCAGATACTCACGAGCATCTGCGCCCTTATAACTTCCAGCAATACCAATATGTTGCGCATAATTTCCTGATTCTGGGTCTGTGCTGCCAAGTGGCATTTCACTGGGCTTGAAATAAAATTCACCATGTGCTACAGAGTTCATGCTTGGTGGATTGTAATATTCGCCTGTAAAGTCCCACGCATTAAGAAAACCCATAGTTCTATCATATTCTGTTGGCTGATAGACCTCGTAGACAACAAGTCGTACTACTTCGCGATTTTCATTCCATATCTTTTGAACGACATATTGTACAGCTTTTTGCAAGGGGTCTTTCAGCATTCGACGCAATTCAACTTCACTTCTTGCTGTTGGCATTCTTTGCCACCTCTAAGTATTCGTTAAGCTTTTTGCTAAATTCCGGCATTTCATTAGCTAACTTCATGAGAGTGCGCATTGGACTTTCCTCATATTTGATAGCCTTATCGATATCATAGAAATTTAGTACATTTGCCTTAACACAGTCAATCAGGCCGGACTTAAGCCAATGTTCATGATTGTAATTATTGACTTCCTCAGCCGTTAGGTTAGTTGCATAGATAAGTAGTAGCATATCAATGTTCTGTTCACGCTCTGCCCAGCTCTTTAGGGTGTAAACACTATTGGCAATAGCCTGAACTTGTGCATAAGTTAAATATGGGTTGACACGAATGCCAAAATCCTTGAGTTCAATACTTTCCATTTCCTTAAAATCCTTCATTATTCCTTATTCTCCTTTTCTTTAATTACCTTATAATTTCCTTTATATTTCCTTAATTCTACATTGTCTGGGATATAATCATATGGGTTTTCCACCTTAATGATTTGTTCACCAACTTTAACGTACAAATAGCCATGCCGCTCAAACTGCACATTACCAGTTGGCGCAGATTTAATTGGGCAACTAGCCATAAAATTTAGTGGTTTCCACATATGATGCTCAATACACCGCCTAACATGAGGGCAAACGGGATGCTCCTCTTGCTTATTACAAGTTGGGATTTCGTCGTAATTTACTACATTACAATATGGACAATCCATTATTTTCACCTACTTTATTTGAACGTAATAAAATGGGGAAAGATACGAATATCTCTCCCCATTAAAATTAAATAGATTAAGCGGTTACAGTGACCTCAGCATAACCAACAACACTTGGGTTGACCTCTGGGTCAGCACCCTTTAGAGTTGCGGAAATATGTGCTGTACCAGCCTTGATTGCATTCACAACGCCACTTTCATTGACAGACACATTCTCAGTTCCGTCCTCGACAGCAAATGTAAAATTGGCATTGTCAACAATTTTAGGAGCCTTGTTGCCGTCAAATAGAACATAGCAAACTAGAGTCTGGCTACCAGCTGCCTTTAGGCTAATATCAGCATCCTCAAATGCAATAGCCTTTACTTCGTTCTGCCACTTTGCGCCAAAGACTTCCTCGGTCATAGTACCATAGTAAGACTCATTCTCGCAAGAGTCAGTGGAGTCAACTGCTAGAGCAGAGCCAGACAGAGAAACAGTAGCTGCGGAAGTTGCAGTAAGATTAAGGTCTTGTGCGCCATCAAGCTGTAGTCTAGGAATATCAGTAATTAGACGGCCAACCTTAGTTGCATTGTTCGTAGTGGAAATATCCGCATTGAACAGGTCATTGATAATAATGACGTGAAGCTCGTCTGGTACATAGTCAACTGGAATGATAATGCTATCAGCATTAGCATTCTGATAGAAATACATAACACAATACTTCTCGCCAACCTTAGCATTGGCAATTTCCATTGTGTATACACCGGACGCCTCAGTAATTGTACCAACAGTATAATCCTTCTCGCTAGGAGTGCGATACCAACCAATTAGTGAACCAGCAACGGCGGTTGGAGCCTGTGGTAGAGTGACCTTACCAGCAGTCTGAACAACCAGTTCGCCCTGATAAACACCAAGACCGCCCTTCTGTAGATCAACACCAAGATTGGCCGCAATATACTCTAGCTTGAAGCAAGAGTCAGTAATCTGAACAGTTAGACCAGAATCATGATAATATTTACCGATTAGTGCATTACCTAATTATATTTTATACCATTTTAATTATATCGAATGTATGTTGTGAATTTACCAATTCTTCAATATGTTTCACAAGTTGTTCTTTATTTGGAATGTCATATCTTCCACGAATGCGCAGAATTTTATATCCTTGTGATTTGACAAATTCGTCTCTACGCCTATCTTGTTGTGTATCTTGATGCCAATATTCACCATCATATTCAATATCTATATTGACACCATTATATTCAATTACACAATCAAGAAAGCATGAACCACACGGCTTGTTTAAGTCACAATCTCCATATATTTCTTTTAATAGTTGTTGTAGTTGAAGTTGTTGTTTAGATGTTTTTACATTACCATTTTCAAGTAATGTTTTGTTAATTTTAGCTCTAACATCTGGTGAGCTTAATGAGCATTCAACGCCATATTTTTCAAGACACGTTGCCTTTATCTTATCTCTTACGGATTTAAGTTTCATAGGATTATCAACACCATATTTCTCAATATTCCGTTGACGTTCTCTCATTTTTATTTCTTCACTTTGCTTTGGATGCTCAACGCCATAATTCTTCAATAGAGTATCACGTTGTTTCTCTTTGACAATATCTAAGTCCATTGGTGATGTCGTGCCATATTTTTCTAGCATGGTCTGATTTCTCTTAGTGATAACATCTTCTGAATTAGCCTTAGCTATTTCGCTTAACTTGCGTCTTACATCGCTTATCTTAGATGGGTTATCTACACCATATCTCTCCATACTAACTTGTTTTATTTTTTCAATGGCATATTCTGTCTTAGAACCATTGTCAACGCCATATTTATCCATACATATCAACTTATTCTTTTTAGATTGGCATGATGCACAACAATCCCCATATTTTTCGTGATGCTGTATATTATATGTTTGATATTTCTTTTTCACAACAACGCTATGACAAAAGTCACATTCAACCTCAACAACAACTTTACTAGAAGGTGTCAAATCTTCGACTTTTACATCAAATTCATCACCATATTTAGTAAATATATATCCAATACTTTCGTAATGTTTTCTATTCTTTGTGTTCCATTTCAACTTAACAACTTTTGATAACAACATACATAACATTCCTTTTAGTATAAAATATTTTGTATTCATATTGGTTCGCAACGCCAATATCGACTTACTATTACTAGCAGTCTGCTCATGCTTTCACATGAGAGTAGAATATATGTTCACCCTATTTTATAGGGGTCGGATTTTTCTTCCTCCATATGCTTGAGGTTCTACTTCTCCCACAAGGAGATATTCGTTGAAAGTTTCCCATGTATATTATATCACATTGTTATAAATATGTCAATATATTTAGGGACTTCTCTGCTAAACACCCATTTTATCGGTATAAGCTACTTAGGATTTAACCGTATAGCCATCCCACAACTTTTTTCTACTTTCGTAACCATTCAGCTTGTCGTTTCCAACTACTGTTTAGGTATGTGGGCTTTAGGGATTCAAAGCATTTAACCCGAAGTCATACGCTAATTACTTAACGCAGAGGGCAATTTTTACCCTTGCCGCCACGGATTTCTTCACTAGAAATAGTAAAGCCAAAGGTTGATTCTGTTAGAGTTTTGGCAAAGCCGATGATAGTCTGACCCTTAAGGAGAATAGCATCGCCAACGCCAGCTAGGAACTTTCTCATATAAGATTTCCTCCTTATTGATTTACAATATTATTTATTTGTTTTATCATATCGGAGTTGGCTTGTTTAACTACGCCATCTCCACCCATAGATTTATTGTACGACTCAACAGATGTAACATACCCATCAAGCCTATCTTTCTTTTTCTTGTATATCCAATGCTCAAGCTCTTTAGCTTTTCCAGCATATAACATAATAGGACGCAAAGTTGTAAACTCAACCTCACCTGCGCATTCTTCAAATAGCAACTGTAATGACCGCATTGTATACTGCATCAATGTTTGTTTATTAATGCCACAATGAGCCGTAATGATGGCCATGCGTCGCTCTAGGTTAGGTGTACTAATACCTTGACTTTTAAGCCTATCCACTTCGCCCATCATCTTTTTCAAATCTGGGTCGATATATGTATCATCGTAATGCGGCACATTCTGATACAATATAATGCGCTTAATATCATCAAATTGCTTACCTGTGATTTCAAAAGAATCATCTGGGGCAACTATACTTAATTTCTGTTTCTCTTTTACTTTTAATTTCCAAGTCTTCATACCCAGACACAATCTAAAAATATTGCTCAGTTTATCTAGCAATAGACCAGATTTATCTGTAGGCAACATGACTTTCAGCAAAAAATCAAGATAACTCATCTGAATTATCTCAACAGAATTAAGCGCGTTTTTATCTATTTGGAGAATATCACAACTTGACAAAAAGACCTCACTGTCATATACTGATATAGGCGTTATATCAACATGGGTCGTGTCCGACAATTTGTAAGGAACTGGCTTATCGAAATAAAAATATCCTTTTTCTAGGACCTCAATATCAATCGCCACAATCAATCACCTTGCCAGAATCTCCAACGTTGACCGCCATATATAGCTGAACACCTGTGAATGTCTTATTATTGCCAATGGTCGAACGTGCCGCGCTGTATCGGCTCATATCATCTAAGAACATGAGTTTACCAACACCGCCTACTTCTGCACCATTAAGTAAATATAATATACAATGAATGAATAAATCACCGCGATTAACAGGAATGCCGTTATATTCAACTAGGCTCATCTGACCGCCATATAGACAATCAAACGCATATACTACTGTACTAGTATATAGCTCAGAAGCATGAATATAGTATTGATATATCTTAATAATCTGCTTTGATTCAGCCATGACATCTTCAATCAGATTAGTTAAAAATACATTATATGTATCCTGCTTGCCATATGACCACACTAATTTCATTTTCTGTTGAAATGTAAGTGGTTCATGGCTCAACGCCTTGTAGTCTTTATATGCCAACATTTTCCAAAAGACATCGGCAATAGGGTCGGTCGATTTTGCTAGATATACCATAATATTGTATGGTATTGTCGGCAAGCGACTTAAAGAATTATACATAATCTAACCGCCCTCCTTTAGCCCATTGGAAATGGCGCATTTTCGTCCATTGGATAATCAACGGAGCTATTATCCGCAAGTTGATTCTCAATATCATCGCCAGCGTGAGCCTCATCAAGATATAGTTCAAGCGTGAACAATGTTGGCTTACTCATGCCATAAGCATTAATAGCATTCTGATAAGATAACAGCTTAAATGGTCTGCCGCCTAACATATAACGTGTGTTATATTTGAATAGCCTATATACGTCCTCATTGCCCTGAACCATAACAACAGCATGGTTGTTTGGCGTAATAATAGGCGTACTGACTTGTGCTGATGGTGATTGCATATCATAGTCGACAACGCATGGTGCGCTAAAGATTGTGTCATTGATCTCATCTTTAATCCGCATAACATTGTTACAACGACGCACCCCAACAGCACGGGGCAAGCCATCAAATTTACCCGAATCGTGAACAATCCACACATTGCTATCAAATTTATAATACAGTCCGCGCACAACAAAATGGTCAATATTCTTGAATATTAGCTGTAGAAAATCTATAGTATCCTTTTGTCCAGTCGATGTGGTTGCAACAGTAGGCGCAACCCACGCTTGAACACAACTATATTCATTAGACCCTATTCCATTTTGTTCTAGCAATTCGCCGCCATTCTCCGGCGTTTTAGCAGACGTGTTATCCCATTGCGCACAAATATATTCCTGCGTCAAATCGCGGTAATAATCATTGGGACTTGGTTGATATTGGAACATTTCATACGCCATATCAATCACCCATCCTTTCAATTCTGTTCGTCATGCGCAATACACATGAACGAATAATAGGATGAGTAAGCTCAAGCCCCATTTTGCTTAATCCTGCCAATGTATCAGCGATTTCACCATCAACCGCCCTAAATCGCACAGATAGCCGCTCACAATATGCTGTATAGTCGGCTTCTTCGATGGTCGGCTCAAGACTGGTCAAATCTTCAAACAGCAATAGGACTTTATATAAAGCATGAATTTTATCTTGCTTATCTGTTCTACTCATATATCCACCCCTCTTTAATAATTATAGGAGGATAGATATAAGAGCTGGTATTTGTCGTGGATGAGCCTATCTACATCTTCTTCTAGCTTATCAATGACGTTCTGCTTTTCCTTGAAATTCTGTGAGGATACGCCATCCATCTGAAAAGAGGATGGAACTTTAAGTTTTTGTGCAATCTGTGTTGCTACGTCCGTCTCGCCGCGCCACCAGTATATAACCCAATATTCGGCAAGAATCTGAATCTCTAAATCTGTTAAATCTGCGTCAAATTGTCTAAGCTCTGAATCATATGTTAGAGGTTGTTCACATTCTATAAACTTTGCGGCTGAACTAATAATCCACCCATCAATCTTGTCGTGAAACAGCTCAATGTTTGCGTCATATAGTTTGCGCAGTTTATAGTCATCAATTACGTTTAATGCTCTTTGTCCAATAACATCAAATGATGTTGCCATAATTTATCACTCCTCTTCGAGGGGTTCAATATTTAAGAAATCTACTCCTGTCAGCTTGCCAAGACGAACTAGAATATTGGCATCAACAGGCTTACCATTAAGTTGTCTATCAGACACCATATCAATAATGATGCGCTTTTGAGAATCTGTTGCATTTTCAAATACATCACAGACATAATTCGCGTCCTGATTAAGTAGCGTTTTCATCTGCTCGTCATTGAGCATACCGTCGTATACGCCGCCCATGTTACAAGATTCTAGGAACTCATTATCTGGAATATATACATATCCATCAGCAATAGTGTTGGGCATATTCGCCACAATGACACGAGCCTCAGATTCCTGTACGCTCTTAGTACCAAACTGATTGTCAATGTGATACATACGAGTCCCCTTGAGATTCAAGCCACCAGAAGTCATATTGATAAATACAATCTGTTTGTTAGAATTAACAGATTTGATTGACGTTGTAGAATTGCTCTGTGCTTGCATAAGAACTTGCATCTGCGCCATCATTTCTTCCATACGCTTCTGCTGTTCCGCAAGTTGTGCTTTTAGCTGTTCCTTCTCTGTATCTACAACTGGTGTAGTTGGCGCAGCTTCTTTCTTAGTAGTTGTCTTGGATGTAGTCATAGTAGATTTATTAGTAGTGTTTGCCATTCCTTTTATTTTCCTTTCTTGTTTCCGTTATAAATAGAGAGGGGTTATTTCTAACCCCTCTCATAGATATTTACTATTAGTCAGTGATGGTGTACATACCGGCGTATGCTGCCGTGATGAACTGGAAGTCGTATGCTTTCCGCATCGTGAAGTTCTGGCTAATATCTGCATTCTCATAGAACTGGTTGGAGTTGGTCATAGAAGTGCTCATAACACCAGCAATAGCCTTGTTGACTGCTGGGCTGATAACATATAGAACATTATCATTTAGAGCCATACCAAAGTCAGCGCCGCCAGTAGGAGCTTGAGGTAGTTCATACAGATCAAAACCGTAGAAGTTCTTGACATAAGAGACAACACCTTCCTTGCCATCAATGTTCATACGATAGCCAAGGGCGCTATCAGGTAGAACATTCATTAGAGCAGCTGCAGTTCCAAGGATGATGGGCTTAGCCATCTGGTTATAAGCCTGAACGCGCTGTGCAAGCTGAACGAGCTTCTTGGCATCAAATGCACCATTCTCAACAAACTGAGAGGGATAATTGACATCGCCAAGACCAGTGGATAGAGCAGAGACAATTTCCTTGTTCATATCGAGCTCAATAGAAACAACGATAGCACGAACAGCCTCAGCTAGATCGTCCTTACCAGCAAATACGCGAGCCATATCAACGTAGGTGGTGATGATGTGCTCGATTGGGGTTAGAATGACATTGCCCCTATACTTCTTCTGACGGAAGCTGGTACGCTCACCCTTAGCGCCCTTAGACACGGTATATAGAGTCTTGGGAGGAATAGCCAGATTAACGATATCAGCATAGCCGACAGTGCGGAAATCAACGAAAGGCGCAAAGGTGGAAGTAACATAACCGGGTAGAACGACATTAACAGTCGCGTTGATGACAGCAAAATTAGCCCACTGGACAACAGGATTAGCCATCCAAGCATCACGATTCTCAGCAGTTAGAGGACAGTTGGAAACCTTTTCGATCTCTGCAAAGTAGGCATTGCGAACCTTTTCAGCCTTCTCAGTTAGAGAAACAGACTGGTCATATGCTCCCATAGACTTGCCCCACTCAGTAGCGGCCTTATGGTTGTGATAATCAGCGAAAGCGGTATAAAAATCAGCATTGCCCTTGGCAAACTGAACTAGTTCTGGGGTGATAATATTTGCCATAATTAAATAGTCTCCTTTAATTATATTTTATTTATATAGTAATTGTTTGGATATTACTGCTTCATGAGAATCCAAGTCTTAACGAGTTCGCCACCAATATCAATAGTGTGAGTGCCAAGAATCTTGAATGGGTCAGAAGCAGTAGTAGAGCCAGTCAGCTTGCCAGCGGCAACCTTGGCATAAGTAGAAGTGGTGGGGTCTGCACTAAACGCCTTAATATCAACCTCAATGCAATCGCCCTTAACTAGATGCTTTACAGAGATAGGTTTACCAGCTTCATTAGTAAAATAGCGAGGGTCTTCAAAAATTTGAGCCTCGACACCATAACCAACTGTAGGAGTGCCAGCAATGTACTCGCCATCAGTAGCATCAGCAGTAACAGCAAACTCATAGCCGCCATCTGTCTTGAGCTTAATATCGCCTAGGGTTAGGAAAGTAGCGTTGTCGATATCAGTAGCAGCGATACCAACTAGATTGTAAGCATCCACATCCCAGAAAGCGCAGTGTGTGCCATTGAAAATAGCATGATTCTTTGCCATAATTAAATAGTCTCCTTTAATTATAAATTTAGTTAAATTCTATCCCAAACAGAGTTTGATTTCTTGTTATTGTCGATAGGAGCCGCAAAGCGGAACAGCCCATCATTATTTTTCTTTACATTCTTCTTTACAGCAGAGAAAGATACAGCCTTGACCTTATTTGTCCAACCATCAATCTCAGCCATCTTGCAAGCCATGCCTTCTTCACGCATTTCCTTATACTGCTCATCAGACATATATTCCTTGCATTCAGCCATAATAGATTCAACGGTTGCAGCTTTGCGCTGTTCCTCAACTTCTGCCTTAAATTTGCGCAGTTCTTCTAGTTCTGCATCTTTTTCCATGATGATATTATCACGGGATTCAATATCCTTTTCGAGTTCAGCCATCTTAGCTTTCATTTCGTCAGCAGACATCTCATGATCTTCTTCGTCATCATCATGGTCACATTCAGCTAGACGATATTCAGCAACATTCTCTGGTTCGGCAAATTTCTTCATGTTGTCTGTCTCAGTAAATTCCTGCTTTACCTCAACAACCTCATCTGCAAGAGTAAGACCGTCCTCAGTCAGACTAAAATCGAGCCGATATAGCTTCTTAGCATCATCAATAAGGATTGCAAACTTCTTATTGTCCTCCTCATAAATACCCTGAATACCATATTCCCAATTACGAGCTTCGCGCATGGCGCTATATAGTCTACCCCACATATCGCCAATATCAACCGCGCTAAATTCAATTTCAGCCATTTTCTTGTCCTCCTTTCTTTCAGAATCGTCATCAAGGTCTAACTTTTTATAGATAGCCTCAATTTTATTTACAACCTCAGTCTCATCATTCTGCTTTGCATAGGCTAGTGCAGATGATAGAGCTTTAGTTGAATAACGCCATTCACCGTCATATAGTCCCATGACGGGGTAGCCCAGTTTGGTTACCTCTCTATCTTCCCAACCTTCCTCAAGTCTGAGGCATACCTTGGGCGCTAGAGTCTTATAGTTTTTCTCTTTGACTAAATTTTTCTTTGCTTCATCACCATCCCATTCACCTGTATATACAGCATCCTTAGATGTATTGATAGGATGGTTTACATATTTTTCAGCCATTGATTGTTTACGCTCCTCAACAAAATTCTTGAGTTGTGATAAAGAGTCAGACTGTTTCTCGAAGAACTTATCTGCATCCTCCTCTGAAAATCTGACAAATTCTATATCAGATTCGGGACAACTCGGTTTTATGCTTTTACCCAAAACTGTTACGCCCATAATGTTAAAACGTTGAACAATATTATCATCTTCCCCATCTGTAAAAATTTTCATTTCTACAGAAACAGCGCGATTCTTGTCTTGCTCAAACGCCTTGCAAAAATCCTTGGCGTAAATTTTAGAGATAACAGTATCTACATATGCTCTAAGGTATCCATCATCATCATAGACAAATTCAACGCTTTGGCTTCTTGGGATTCTACCAACTATATGCTCATTCTTTGTATGAGTGGTGGGTTCTCCCATAAACATATCTGCAACGACCCATTTATTCAAAGCAGATGACGCAGATTCACGTAAGACATCTTCATCAATGATTAAATTGTGCGCGTTCGGTCTAGTTGATAGAAAGCCCATTTTGGCTATAGCAAATTCATCATCAGAATAGCTATCAAAGTCAATTTTTTGGACATCATCAACAGCCAATGATACAATTTTTTCCAATTATCTTCCTCCTTTCTGCAAGGATATAACGAGATATTCATCCCGTCTACGGTGACCCAAAGAGCGCTATGCCCAAGCCGCCAATTTATGGTTAATTGACATTTTGTGAATCAACACCACTATAGTCAACAGACCACGTTTTCATTTCTTCAATAAGCCCCTTAGTATAATGATTCTTTTGCAACTTATTTACATAAATATCCTCAATCTGTATCATGTGCATCTTTTCATAATATGGCAATGTCTTATTATCTATATATTTATAGAACATATTTTTGATTTCACCACGACACGCCTCAGTTGTATATGCTATAGTTGCATCTAGCTTACTCTCAATTCGCTTGAGCGTCGCTTTAAGGGTATTTTGTTTTACTTTATCATCTTGTTCGCTCTGATATTTTTTTAGAGCATTTGCAATATATAGTTTAATAGGTTTGCAACATAAGGTAATAACCGCTGACAAAGAAAGGATTGCTCCTAAAATTGCGGCAATATTCTTGACTGTTTCCAATCATAGATTCCTCCTTTCTAGCGTATTATCCTTCTATTCCATTCTTATCAAGCCATCTTAGTAATTTTGCGTTGCGCTTATAATAATGCGCATCCTCGTCTAGGTATTTAGCTGAAAAGCCAGCCTTATCTAATTCCCAAGCAAGCGCATCATCAGCAATAAAATAATCTTCTGGATTCTTGGGGATTCCAAGGATAATCATTGATAATCCTCCAAGCCAACAATGCCCCAACTATTAATGTGCCGATCATATTCATCATATGCTGTTGGCATCTGTTTGGCTTTATCATCCAATAGAATAATCTGTGCTACAACTTTATTCATATCTTCCATCAAATCTTGTAGCATAGCGTTTGCGTTAAAATCTTTTTCTTCTTTTGCAATATAATACGTCTGCTTGATGACTTGATATAGATCAAGCGTTTCTCTAAGCATAGTATCCATCATTTGCTCAAGATTGTCATATTCACGCTTATCGCCGCGCGTCTCAGGATAGTATGTAGTAATGTTCCACTGATGCTTAAAGTCACTTACAGTATCAGCCATAAGCGGCCAGAGATGCGCTAATTTGTGATGGATAATATTTGCCGCATTTGGCATAGCAAATTTTACTTCCATCCACGATACGCAACGATCAAACGTGCGATTCAACTGGAAATACTGCCCAACTAGAATATCTAGGGCTTCACTTGTTCTTTCTGATAACATCATAATATCATTCCTCTAATGTTTCTCGGCTTGCTTCGCCTGAATCGGTCAAATCTCTAGCGTTCTTGCGTTCACGCCCGCCCTTATTATCTTTGTAAGACGATGTATTAGCGTTAAGCATCATGGTCGAATACTTATCAATCCATCCAGTATATTTACTCTCAGCAAGCATCCTATCAAATGTGACAGGGTTCATACCAACAGCACTAGCCCATGCAGATGAATTGAGTACAAGCCCCTTATCAGCCATTTTCATCATCTTATCAAATCTAGCATCGCGCTCAAATTGATAGTTAGAACCAACAAACTCAAACTTAAACTTATATTTGCTTGTCATTTGATTCACATAGAAATCAAGGAAATTATTGAACTGAGCATACATTGGCTTCATGGTCTGATAGACCTCATTAAGCGCCGCCTCTAGTTCAGCATTACTCATCTTATCGGATGAATAGATAACACGGCTAATGCCAGTACCAATACCAGCTGTTGTAGTTAGCTCATTTGTATAGCTATTTGGGTTCTTATCCTCAAATTGGAAATATTTAATATTCTCAAGTGGTATAGCTGCTAGTTTGGCAGCATTCTTTAGTCCATTAGCCGCCTTTTGCATAAATGCACCAAGCGTTTTCGGATCAATGGCGAACTGATTCGCCTTCGTGCCTGACTTGGCTGAATCAAATAATCTAATCTCACCAGCTAGAATACCAGCCGCAGAGATAAGATCTTTGTTATACTGTAATTCTCCAACCTCATCACTACGTAAAACATTTGCTACATATGGCGATAAGAATGGATTGTTAGCAAAGTTATCTGTAGAAAATTTCCAAGCATAAGCACCATTAAGTGGTGATACATCTGCCCATAGAGCATAACTACCATTACGTTTATCGAGTGGCGCAGACGGCTTGTAATTTAACTCAGCATTTTCAATCGCATCAAGATATGTCTTTTTGAGACTTGGGTCAAATCCCTCAATATCTACGCCCGGTTGCATAAAATACAGTACATTAAAAGACCACAGCAACCCTTTTTCAAAGTACCCCGTAAGCATACAATAATCTTGTGGCATAATTTGTAGAGCATACTTCATCTTGCCGCGATTACCGCTCTTAGTCTTTCTAAACCAAGTAAAATATGAGTCGCGCTTTAAGACATTTAGCAGAACATTATAAAATTCTTTCTTGTAATCAAAATTGGTCAAGAAATTATCTACTGTCTGCCGGTCTTTCTTATATTCCTCTGATTCATAGTCGCCCTTTGTATATGCATTTTTGCACGTTATCTGAAGGTCGAAAGATAGCGCATTTGCATAAGAATATAAAGTGCGCTTGAAAATCATATCAAACGCTGATGCAAATTCTACAAAACCCTGTAAATCGGCGCCGCTATTCTTATAATCATTGAGCGCCTTTTTTACCGCCTCTGCATTAGGTAGACGAGGATTATTGTTTAGATTGGTCAATAGCTGGTTGCTCAGAAATGGTGAGTAAAAATTATCAACCGCCATCAGACCTGCACTAAAATCAATAATATCCTGAAGGTCATTTTTAGACAGCTTCACATCTTCATTATTTTTTGGCATCTTCAACCTCCTTTCCTTGTTTTATATTTTTTGAGTGTTTTTATTTTCAACTTTTTTTGATTAAGCCTCAGTTGGAACTTGGATTCCACACAACCCTAATAGTGCCTCCACGGCAACACACCAACATAGCTACCGCTTCATAGGCAAATACTAATATACTAATTGAATCGAATCAACATCAAACTCATCTTCTTGTAACTGTTGTTGCCATGCGTTCTCAATCAAGTCAATAATATAATTTCCATACATAATGGTTACAATTCTATCCTTAGTTCCTGTGCGCGGTTCTTCTAGTTTGATTTTATCTTGCTTAATAACCGTCTTTAGATTAACTGCCTCTATGATTGTCATATCTGTCTGTCCGTATGGCTCAAGCTGATTAACTAATTCTTCAGCAGTATATTTATAATATTCACCACTATCTGTTAGCTCATTCTGATAATCTTGCATAGAAATAAGGAATTTCATATTGTTAGTTTCAAGCTGTTTACGCAGTGACAACCAACCAGTAGAGTTCAACTCTGGTGTGCCTATCACGGGTATAATAGCTGGAACTGCATCTTTGTCAACGACACGACTTCTATAATCATCCAATTTTGCTTGTGGAACCATCTGGTATTTATCTGCAAGACCTAATCCGTGCTTATTCCACCTAAGTCCTAATTCCGGCCAAGACAATGGCTCTGTCATATGATTGAATAGAACTTCACCACCAGAGCGTCCATCGGGACATAGATAATCCGCATCATATACCCACCATAAGTATCTCGCTCTATCAGATGCGCCTATTGTGTCAGAAGCATCATGTCCCTCTATATAATCAATATGACGTTCAAACCGATTTTTCTTTTTATCCCAATGCGCCGACATGAGCGTAATAATGGTATTGTCGTTCTTTGTACAACCAGTAGTGTTGGAAAATGCGTAGTCAACCACAACGAGTCGCACTTCATCTTCCTTTTTCTCTGGAAAATCAACCTGTTCACCAGAGAAGAAATCAAGGTATGTAAGAGGTCTAAAACAATGCTGTAAAATTTGCGCTGTCTTAAATTGCTCGTATGTGAAAAACGCATCCTCAGCCTCGCCTATCATCTGGTTGAGGTCTTCCATTTTCCAATCCATCTCAGACTCCGCCTTGTCTTTGCGATAATCAGCCCACGTCTTTAAGCGATTATCTATTGCCATAAATATATCACCAGCAAAAACATTATGATTGACGCGCTTGTCTATAAAATGCTGAGTGAACACATTCTTAAAAGAACGCCAAAACCATTCATATTTATATCTTGCGGACGTAATGTAGATACGCTGGCATTCTTCAATCCATCGTTTATTATTCCCATAAACAGGATTATCCATATATTTGGCCTGTCTTGGGTGTGGCATCTTTTCAAAGACCGCATCAAGAATTGTCTTTTTAAGCAAACGCACCTCTTCATAAATAAGCAGTGTTGCACGTTCACCACGGCTTGCCTCAGTACACGGCAATACAACAATAGTTGAGCCATTTAACTTATTTTCTATCTTTGTACCATCATCCGGCTTTGTTATAACTATATACTCATGCTCGTACATGTATAACAAATAACTTGAGAGCTTCTTAATTATTTCATCGCGTATCTTTTTATCAGCTAATTTATTAGCCTGTTGAACAGTAGACGATGTAATAACAATCTCGCTATACGGATATAGATTCATCTTACATATTGCTCCAAGTCCAGCCATAAATGATTTTGACAAACCTCTAGAACAGATTGCATAAAAGAATGGAGATATACCCATTAAATATATCATAACCATCTGGAATGGCCTTAGCTTAATACCAAGCACCATATCTACATATATGTGCCAATTCCTACGGAACTAAAAAAGAGTCAGCCACTCTATTGCGTTTTGCTCTTTCTCTTCCGATTTGCTTTTACCAGACCATGCCTCGGTCGTGATTAAGTGGTTGGACATAAACTTCCTACGAAGTCCTCCCATTTGACTCTTCATTTCATATCACCACCAATCATCGCTCATCAACAGGGATGTCTGGATAGTCTTTTGATCCGGCGCATAGATTTTTCAAACTTCTCATAATATGATTCCAAGTCAGCTCAAATCCACTAAAATCCTTATATTTATTCAAATCCTCACATTCACACGGTTTTGTATTTTCAATATTCCAAGCCATGCGCTCAATGAATTTTTCTGTATCGCTCTGCTTATTTTCCTTAAACTGGTCTAGTTTTAGTACCTTCATCAATTTAAGAATTTCATCCCCAGCGTCTTTATCTGTTGGGTCTTTGAATTTACGCAGATTGGCTTGACACAGATTCCTATATGTCATCTCTTTAGCTGTGTCCATATCAAGAATTTCTTCCGTATATCTATCAAATATGTCATCAAGCCACTGATATTCCCATTCTTCATAATCAACGCCCCACTGACGATTCCATCTTGCCTTTAATGCAACTTCATCCGTTTCGCTCTTAGCCACATCGCCCAAATCCTTGAAATTAGACAGCTCCATATCGCTATCCCATACACCAGTCAATTTATCCGGTGATGTTGATAAGTATGTATGATACAACATAAATAGACTAGGCTTTTTGCCTTTAGCCGCCTTTTCTAGTGTATCAAGACAAGCGGTATATTCAGCCCGTCGCATAGGAATACCAGTCTGCATACAAGTTGACCATAATGCCGCGCCTTGGTCTTTAGTGGCTTCAAGTGCTTGTTTGTATAGCTCAGTTACACATGACTTGCATGGTTTAATATATTCGCCCGTTTTAATTGGGCTTTTATAGAATTGGCTATCTTGCTTTTCCTTGCCGCAATATGGGCAAAACATATTTTGCTACTTCCTTCCTTTCCGTTTATTTTCCTATAAATATGACAAAGCAGCCAAGATTGCTCTCAGCTGCTTCGTATTTGTCAAGGTTCAATATTCAGTTAAACAACAGTTCCCATTGAGTTGGGCTTATTGTAGATATGAGCCGATTGGCTCTGACCACCATCCTTTCTTTAATTATGCTTCGGATAAACCAGTGGATAATTCAAGAGAATAGTGACCTCCTTTCGGATATTCATAGCCGCCAATGGGCATAGCGACAGGCAGTTACAGTATATACCTAGATACAACTATTAAAACCCCATTTATCAAGCGCCATCGGGCATCTAGCGCCACCCTCTGTTATGTTTTTTTGTCTTACAAGGGCCGCCATACACGGCTCTGAAAACTCCTTGTACGCATGGTACATGAGATATATTCAACTCTACTAGATAGGTCAATCGCCCCACAAGCATGATTAACACAGCTAAACTAGCTATCACCTAGCAGAGAATGAATCAATTCAAAATATATTTCTTAGTCCACGTCTTTTGCCCATCTTCAAACAGCATGAGCAATGCACCAGCTCTTGACAACTTGCGGCATTTCTTGCTATAATCATCAATACCAACAATGGACGGACATTTAATGACCTCTTTTTCAGTATTCAAACCAATACCAACTGACTGTTGCTCAAGATGATGGAAATGTCCAAGTAGTAGAATGTCAATATCAATCTGATGATAATCCTCAAAGAACGCGATTTCTCTAGTTACATCTTTGGTATCGTCACCATGATATGCTAGGATATTCACACCTTGAATTGACTTAAACCCACATTCAGCATATGGTGCAACCTCAATGTTTGGATTGTCCTTAAGTCGCAACTGCACAATCTGTGTAATGATCTTAGCAATGTTATCTTCTTGGAAATCGCCCTTCTTGCCATTGAGTAGTCTCAATTCGCTATGATTACCACCAACTGCGATATATTCAATCGGCACTTGTAGACGTTCACTCAATTCAACTAGCCATTGACTGATATATTCGGCATACTGCATAGCACTATCTACAATACCAGCTTTGAGCTTCATAAGGTCTGATAATCTAAGTGCGCCCTGAATGGAATCCCCCATATCAAACACAACCAAACGGCTGAATGCTGATACGGAATATGCGTCATCCTCGATATTATTCATCAGCTTTTCCATTCGCGCCTTGAATACGTCAGGATTATACACATTAACCTTTTCACCAAATAATGAATCCATATCAATCATTGTGCCATAATGTTCGTCGCCAATACACAACACACCAATTTGCTCTTTAATTGGGTCTGGCTCGAATTTACGACTAAACTTGATTGGTTCAAGCCGATTGATAGCTGCGACAATTTCTTCATTAAGCATATCATGTCGTGCCACCTCGCGCATATTTGCCGCATATTCAAGATTTTCTGTGCGCAGTTTAAGACGTGATTTCTCTAGTTCCTGCTTAGCCTCTCTGAGTTGTGATAGAATATTGGTGTCTTTTTCGTCTGATTCACAATCGTCTGCACTATTGAGCATATTTCTTACAAACACAGCACATCGACGTAAATATTCCTCTGACCAGACACCCCTATAATCTTCACCAAGACAACGAGCCGTCCATTCTTGCAAGTCAATCAACTTGCTATCTAGCAGCTCAGTCGCTTGTCGTATCTTCTGTAGATTCATTCAATTTCTGTTCCTTTTCCTTCTTTTTCCGTTCATAGTCTTCTTTTTTCTTGTTGATCACATTGATAAAATCATCATAGCTCTGTTGCCTTGCTTGCTCAATGCGGTCATCTTGCATCTGTTTCAACGTGCGCTTTGCTGTTCGTTCTGCTTCTGCTTGAGTAATTAGCTTGAGATCGTTTGGTGTTAATTTACGTTCACGGACGCGCCTACGATATTTCTTTGTAACGCCACGCCCATTGACATTGTTAAGAAAATCCTCATTGTATTTGTATAATATCTTAAACCAAGCAGGGTTGATTTGCTCAACAAGTTCACCCTGCTCATTCTTAGCCATCACTCTGCGCTCAGGCAATTCTTCTAACGTAAATGTGCCTATGCTTGGCATTTGACACTTGCCATCAAAATGAAGAATATGAATAATAGTATCAACAAACCCCATCCAGTATTTCTTGGCGGTCTGGGGCGATACATTGAGCAATCCACCAGCATAAACATAAAATTCCTGATTCAGCTTATTATGTTCAGCCATCTTCTTCTTCCTTCATAAACTTGGGATTATCAGGATAATTCTCCAATACCCAAGCATCATATTCCTCTTTAGTTGCGCCTTTCCCATACAATGTGCCACCTTTAACAGCACTTGCCATATGTTTCTCAGCCTTAAACTCTAGTCGATAATATCCCATTCTGTCAGGATAGTACATACGCCGCTTTTGGAATCCGTTCCAATATTCGCCAGCTGGCTTTGGTGGGTGGTCGCGAAATGTAATAACACCAATATCGGGCAAAGAATATTCCACGCCATGTTGTAGTGTCTCACGAATAATGTCATGATAGTTTCTTAACACTAGCTCAATAATCTTAGAATCAACACCTGTGCGCCGCCGCAACTCTTTACTCATGTCAGCTTTACCAAGCCGAGGATATTTATTTTTATGCAATTATATCTTTCCTTTCCCTATTAGTCTACCACAATATATTGTGGTGTGTTCATTTTATCCATATATTTCCTATTGTTTTAACATGTCCCCCGTGCGGACAGGTGGGGCTTCACGCGACTCAATGCGCCGCTGATTATCTGCTTTCTTGTAACATTCCTCTGAGCAATAATGCTGGCATACATCTCTCGGCTTAAACCGCTTGCCACAAATGGAACAGATTGGATTAAGTTGCGCTGTATTGATTCTCAAATTTTCTACAATCGTCCAACCAAAACAAGCCCATAGCATTTTCTTATTACTTGATTTTTTAACTGTGTATAGATAAGCAACTAGGCTATTCACCACAATATCTAGTGGCTCGTTGCTATATTCTACTATATCTTGTGCAATGCAGCGATATTTATATAAATCATCCTCATTGATATGCGGGTCATCGCCATAATCAAATCGGCGCTGATTCCATATCCACCAATTATACCGCTCAATGATTGAAGAATTTTCTCTAGTAGTATAATCGACCGATTTATTTATCAGCATAGTCCAGTCAAATTTCCCAATCTTATTGTTATAGCGGATTCTGGAAGTAGGGATTTTAGCTGAGATACGATTCATGGTTGAATTGTTGGCTGGCTCAACTTGGGTATCTGGGTCTTTGTCTTTTGCATATTGAAAGAAATTTGGAACACGGGCTTTTGTATATTGTTTAATTGTATTATTGATTTGTTTTGGTCGTTCTGGCAACCATTGCGTCTTAGCATACCTTCATACCGTCTCTTTCGAGATACTTTAACACTGCTCAAACAGTCGGAGTAGACTATCTCTTCATCTCATAGAGATGGATGGCACTTTGCGAGTAGGAATTTCACCTACAAGCTACGCCCTAATGGGCTAGTCGTTACAGCTTATTGTGTGATAAAATATTAAAACTTGCCAAATATAATATCGCCTTGATTTTCACATTTTCCGCTAACAGCGTATCTCACATGATTCTCATTTGCGATCTCAGGATTATTTCTGCAAAATTCTCTAATATTGTCAAATTCTGCATATCTTCCGCCTTGTACATCAATACACCAGTATCTCACATCACGATGTATTCTTGCGCTATTTTCACTTTGAGATATCCAACGACAATTAGACGGTTCATAATTTTTATTAGAATTTATTCTATCAATGGTCAAGTCATCTCTATATCCATTGTTATTCGACCATTGTTCAAATTCTTGAAAATCTTCTCTCCATTCATCACAAACGCAAACGCCCTTACCGCCATAATATTGATACCTGTCGTTCTTCTCGTTGTGACATCTCTGTTTCATCTGTAACCAAATTCTATACAATCTTGTTCCAGACATATCATGTTTTCTATTATTTTCATGTGCTTGCTTTTGCGCATACTTGATATTTGTCTTGCCGGTTATTTTACCAATTTCGCCAATAATTTCGTTTTTATAACATCCACAAGATTTTGTATGCCCACTTTTTAGATGTTTGTTACTAACTACCACCATTTTACCACAATCGCATAGACAGTTAGAATATGTTCTACCACCTTTTGTTCCAGCATCAGATAAAACCGTCAATCTCCCAAATTTCTTGCCAATCAAACTAATCTTTCTCATATTGTCCCTCCTTTCATCTTAATATTTATCACACAATCTTGCCACGGTATTGCCATGCGTTCATACGTTTAGGGTTTTACCGTTAGCACGGATTTCTCCGCACACCTCGCATTTACGAGTTCACCATCATTCACATCATGCGTTGCCGCATGAGTGGACTATCATTTAATCAATTACTGCATTATTCTCAAAACACAACCATTTTACAACGTCCAATTCTTCCTTAGTAATATTCCCGCTATTCCAAATTTTAGTTATTTGATTACTCCAAATACCAATGTTGCCACCGGTATATGCTCTAATCATTCCTTCGTATAAGCTATCTGAATTTACCAAACCTCCCTTCGCCTTTTTGAGATCATATGCCAAAGTACAAATATCAGACATATTCCTTTTCGCACAATTTGTCAATGTTCGGTCTTTTACAACCAATAATTTATCACCGTCGCAGTCCGCCATAACTATCCTTGTTATTAAATCATGACAACTAGTATATATACACTTAGTTCCACCAAACCAATAATCAAGCTCTAAGCTACGCCTATTTGTCCGAATTGCCCATTCCCTATACAAATGCGGAGAACGCAAACAAGCTAATTCATCACCATCACGATATTGATTAGTATATACATCACCATCTGCAAGCAGTCCCTGTGGATTCTGCTCACCTAGGAACAGCCATTCACAAAACGCATACAAGTCAGGCGCTAAGAATAAATATTTCCCATTTACTCTAAGCCGCCCACCTTTGGCTTGTTTAACTAGGCTCTTTTTAGTCTGCTTCAGAATTTCTCGATTATATGAATCTTTGAATAATTCAGGATAAATCAGCAACGCCTCTTGCATAGCTGATTTATAACGATTGTTCTCTGTTGCGCCAAGTAACCGCATAGTAACTTGATAATCTTTACCAACATCGTCAATCTCTTGCGCAGTCTTAGAAATAATGCGATCAATCTCATTATCAGTCATATCACTCAAGGTTTGAAGCATCTGATAATTGATGCGGCTCTTTGGAATATACGGTTCTTCTATGTTGCAATAACAAGCATTGCATCCAAAATTTTTGAATCGCGCCTTATAACAATTCCACGAATCATAAAATTTCCATAGCTTGAATTGGCTTTTTGTGAATATATACCGTATATCTTCCTCTATAATTTTATGCTCATTGCCATAAATATCCGTTACTGTTGCCTCGCCACCGCATTTTTCTTTGATAAACTTATCAAACGGAAATGTAACAAGTAATCCCTTTACCCATGGCATACGCACCATTCTTGTTGTTTCATTGAGCATAATACCGCATCCGTCCATATGAGGAATAATCGTCTCTGTCATTTCGCGCCGAATCTCATACGATACGCCATCAATATGATCAACCAATCCCGGAACAGCCGTTTCCCAATCATCTACTACGATTGATTTGTCAATATCAAAATCTTCCCAAACATCTGTGGCAGAGTTCATAAGCGCCAAATATGCAAGGAATTTATTCTGATTCATGCCTCCGCGCTCATTGATTTCGTCTATGGTCAAGCCGCACATCAATTTTTGCTCAATGCGCTTAAACGACGATTCTTTAACGAATACGGCTCTTTTCGTTCTTATCTGTCCAGCTGATGCTGTAAGGAACACATATTTTTCACCATTGTAAATAAATCCTTGATGAACTAGATTATTAAATACCTGAAAGAAAAATACGTTAATGATGAACAGCTCATCTGTCAACTTGAACGGGTCAAGTCCTAAGCTGCGTGTTAAGTCAGATTCAAATAGATTAACAACCGTTTTATCGGTCACAGCATCTTGACGCAATTTTCTAGTTTCATTTCGTCTCACTGCATCATCGAGCAATTCAGATAGTCGCACCTTTTCTTTTTTAAGCAAACGATTTACAGACTTGATACGCCAATCTGGTTTATCACTATCCTTCCATCGCTTACGCAAAGAATATAACCGAACAAGCCGTCTATGTAGCGTCATTTCGTTGTCATCATAAAAGCATGACGTATCTACTGAATGCAAATAAACTTGCGTCTGTAGGCTCAAAAAATCACCTCTAAATCATTCTCTGAACTACCATATATCCAAAGCGACCAATCGCGCTCAGTTGGCTCATATTCATCATCCCATACTTCTGGTTCTGTATCTTCCGATACATACCAGTTATAGCTCATTTCGCTCCACAATTTCTTACCACCTCCTTGAGCTTAATGCTATTATATCATATTATGATAGATATGTCAAGTATTATTTTCATATATAACTCTCTAAGAAAGAAAAGAAGCAAAAGAAAGAAACAATGTATAAGTAAATACTAACGTATTTACTTATTTACTATATTATTATACCATATATTCATCACTTTGTCAAGTGGTAAAATAAAAAATTTTTCTATTGACATTACATACTTTCTATGATATAATATCTAGTATATAATATATAATTACAATTTAACTATTATCTACTCATATACATTCGTAGATAATAGTTAAATTGATGTGAAAAATCAATTTTTCAAAAATTATGCTTGACAAGTGCAAATTGATGTGATATAATCATAGCATGAGGTGAAATAAATGCCAAGAACAAAGAAAATTAACGCCGTAGTCCAATATGACGATACTGGCTGGATTATCAATGATTGCGGCAATGGGCAATTCGAGCTATATAATATCAGCACCAAGCAGATTTTAGCAAAGAGCAGCAATCCATTAGATTTTGATAAGAATATAGACAAGATTTTTGACAAGGAGACAGCTAGACGTGTTCGAGATTTTCAAAATGAACAAGAAAAAGAAAGAGCTTGAAGCACAGATTGCTCAACTTAAAGCAGATATTTCTAGTATACAAGCAGAGATTGATAACTATGACGAACATCGGCAAATTGCGGCGTATCAATATGAAAACACCATGCGATCTGCAAAAGCAGCTCAATCTGTCCTTGATGCTCTAAATGGCAAAATTCATACCATTGAAGAAATGCAGGATTATAATATTCCATATTACCAAGATTCATTGGATGAACTCGAACATCGGCGTTATCAGTTACAAGACAAAATCGAATCTGCCGTAAGTACTGGACTATATCGTATAGAGCAAGGATACACTCTAAATGGTTCAAATAGACGTGGCAAAGAAATGCAGGACGTGTACGGTAGAGGCTTGTGCTACGCAATGTCCGGATATATTGACAGTAAAGAAAAATCTGTAACAACAGGCAATATTGCTAAAAGTAAAGAATTGATTAAGAATAAATTTAATTCTTATCAGTCTAAAGCAAATAAAGTCGGATTGGCGCTTAATGCTGAGTATGTAAAAGCGCGGCTTGATATGCTTGATATTAACTTGGCTATTAAAGTTAAGCAAAAAGAAGAAAAGACGCGAATCCGTGAAGAAAAGCGCAGATTAAGAGAACAGGAGCAGTTGCTTGCTGATATTGCTAGAGAACGCGCGAAATTGTTGGAAGAAAAGAAAGCAATGAATATTGCCTTTGATAAAGCACTAACAGATGATGAGCGTAATAGGATTAAATCTCAATTAGCTAGTATTGATAAGCGACTTGATTCTATTGCTTATCGTGAGTCACATAGTAAAGCTGGTTGGCTATATGTAATCACATCACCAAGTTTGCCCGGATTGGTAAAGCTAGGTTGCACCAGAAGATTGAATCCTGCATTGAGGGTTCGCGAACTCAGCTCTAGCAGCTTGCCAGAGCCATATCATGCTCATTGCTTCGTATTTAGCGATGATTGCTTTGAGCTAGAAAATAATATCCACAAATATTTTGACAAAGAGCGGGTCAACCCCGATAGAGAATTTTTCCGCATCGAGCCAAAAGAGGCTATTGATGTATTGAAAGAAATTTTTAACGTAGATGTCCATTTCGTAAATGCAGATTGTGATGAAAATGAGGAGGATGAATAAATATGATTATCTATACTTGTCCTAAATGTGGTGGCGATATTTACCATACTTGTATTTGCACACTTCCACCTATTGATGTATGGGCTTGTCTAAATTGTGACTGGCAGTATGAAGAAAAAGACGGCGTTGAATATCGCCCATTCAAACCAGTTAAAGCCAAACTTGATGAAGATTGGACAATGTATGAGAATATTGAAAATATAATGCTGAATGATTGATGGAGGATAAATAAATATGACAAGAAAAGAAAAAGAAACTGTTCTTTACAATTATTGCGACGATAAAACATTTAATTGCACGGAGTGTCCATTGTCAAAGAAATACGATAAAGAAACTGATGAATATACAGATACATATGCTTGTGTCTTTGATGAAATGAGCGACAATATGCTTAACAAATGCTATAACTGGTATAAAGAGCTTAAATTGACAGCTTATGAAAACGCTGAAGCTAAATACTGTGGCAAAGAGCTAAATGCTGATATGGTCAACCATCCGTCTCACTACACTCAGGGCGGTATTGAATGTATTGACGCACTCAAAGCCGCAACCGTAAGTAAGACGGGGATTGAGGCAGTATGCACAGCCAATGTCATTAAATATCTTTGGCGCTATGAAGAAAAGAATGGGATTGAAGATGTAAAAAAGGCAAGATGGTATATTGATAGATTGATTAGAGAATTGGAAGAAAAGGAATGAACCAGAGAACTAAGCGCGGCATTGAATCAGCTTGTAGAGCAAGCAAAGAATCTGAATTTCCAAGATACCACCTTGGCGCAGCTCTGTATTATAAGGGCATATTGCTTGCTACTGGATGCAATAGTACCAAAACAAGCCCGTTGCAGAAGCGGCTTAATGCAGAGCGTGAATTTGATCCAAATCAAAGTGGCGTGGTAAATTCGCTTCATGCTGAAATCAGGGCATTGAACAAAGTAAAATATCTGGATATTGATTTTAGCAAATCGACGCTATATGTATATCGTGAATATGCAAATGGTAATAAAGCAATGGCGCGTCCATGTCCTGCTTGTATGAAATATATAAAAGAATTGGGAATTAAGCATATTTGTTATAGTACGGCTGATGGAATTGCTGAAGAAAGGATTGATTAAATGGGAACAGATATTAATATGATTGCCGAGGTGCGGCGTAATGGTGCATGGGAGCTATCAACTTTCAAAGTCTTTAAGAATCCATATTATAACCCAGCTTCAGATAAGAAATGGGCAACAGAAGAATATATGAGTAAACCTGATGATAGTAGAAATTATAACTTGTTTGCTATTTTGGCAGGAGTTAGAAATGGAGAAGGATTTGCTGGATGTAGAACCGGTGAACGGTTCAAGCCGATCTCGAAGTTAAAGGGTTATCCTGATGATATGTCTAAAAATGACGTGTTGTTTAGCGATGAATATGGTTATGGCTCTTGGCTTACACTGAGAGAGTTGCACGAATATGATTGGGAGCAGTTGCACAGAAAATACGGTTATGTTGACGAAGCCACATACCGTGATTATATTATGAAAGGAAAGCAACCAAATTCTTATAGTGGTGATATATGGGGACGCAACATTGTCAAATTAACCGAGCCAGAAATGGTTGATTTAATCAATGGTGAATACCCAAGAGACGAATCAAAGGAATATTATACCGCTTGCTATTTTGCGCCAATTACATATAGAGAATGCGCGTCTTGGTTCTATGATGAAACGATGGAAGGGCTGAGACAGCTTATTCCAGATGGCGGCACAGAAGATGATGTGCGCATCGTATTTGAGTTTGATTGCTGAAAGGATTGATTGACGAATGGCTAAATTAAAACCATGCCCGTTTTGCGGTGGGGAGGTAGACGAAATAGGAGGTTCATGTAATTTCGGCAAGAAAATTATGCTACTTAAAGTAAAATGTAGAAAATGCGGGACATCCGTTTCGCTGAAAACGGCATGGAACGTGAACGCATATCTTGAAGCGGTCGAAGCATGGAATAGGGGAGTTGATAAATGCGGCTGATTGATGCTGACGAAGAAGCCAAGTGGGTGTCCGAACACATTCTTGATGCAAAAGAACGACACAGCATCCTCAACTTTCTGTGAAATTGCTCGACCGTTGACGCTGTTCCAGTTGTTAGGTGTAAGGATTGTGAATATTTTGGGATGAACGATGAAAACGTACCGTATTGTTCTAATAGATTTGGACTAGATGACCCTAAACCAAGTGGATTTTGTAACTATAGAGTATAGAAAAATGTGGACTAAATTCAAACGTTGGATGATTAGAAAACTGGGCGGTTATGTCGCGCCATGTATCAAATGTAATGAATATAAGCGAACTCTTATTAAAATAACAAGACCTGTTGAAATGATTAGATCACAATATTGTGTTGATTCTATTGGGCATATCGACCTACAAGTTAGCATAGAACTGGCTAAAGCACATATTTTCAACGACTTGATGGAAGGTATCAAAGATAGAAATTGTATCAAATATGAATATGAGGATAATGGAATTTTGCGCGGAACATTGATGTTGATGAAACCAGTATGAATACTGATGAAATCCCACTGCAATACATCAAAGCATATCGTAAAGCGTTGCGTGATATAGTGGATTGGTTGGAGCGTCGTGAACAACAAATGAAAGCATATAAGCTAACAACCGGAAAGGATTATATGGCTTTTCTCAGGATGTTCAGAGACGAGCCAGATAATCTAATGGAAATGGGCGGCTTTGCAGATGAATATAGAGTGCCTGATGAATGTAAGGATAAAGTAAAGAAAGTGATTGAGAAGCGAAAGGAGAAAGAATAGATGAAACGAATTGCAATTATCGCTTGTATGGTTTTATGTATCGTTCTTGGTGCTTGCAGCATTACGATGGTTGGTGCAGAACAGAATCGTCCAGTCAAGATTTGGGCTGAGAACACCAATGGCTTATATGATGTGCTGACAGTAGTAGATGAAGAAACAGGTGTTAATTATATTGTCGTGGGTGGTGAAGCATATGCTCGTCCTAGAGGCGCTGCTATCACGCCAAGATTAAATGAGGATGGTACATTATATGTCACTAAATGATAAAGTTGTTGTATCAGTATGTGATAGTTGCTCGAATTGTGATATCTGCAAATACAAAGAAGAAGCGCAGGATAGAGAAAAACAATTAGCAGAATTTTATAAAGGCGCATGGACTCAATACTTAGATATTGAGATGAGTTGTAAATATAAGCAGTATGCAACAAACTGGAGAAGCACCGAATTTTGTACTGGTCAAAAATATGAGTATGATGGATTAACATATGTGACCACAGGCGACCCACCAGCCATTTATAATAATGAAAATTCAACTTGGAATGCAATAGAATAAATAGAAATCTGCCCCAATACCCTATATATTTAGGGAATAAATTGGGGCAGATTTTTTATTGCTTTTCACTAGTAACCAAATCCTTGAGCCTGTCGCTCTGCTTGTTGCTCATATTGATGTCAACAAATTCGCGCCGCTGTTTGCCTGTAATACAACTAAGCTGGCTGGTCTGAATAATCTTGGTGCAAGCCTCTTTATTGATTTTCTCAAAGCTGGGATAATGCTCATAGACATCTAAGAGCCGATTAGCAATCCATTCTTTTGTGGCTGGCTTAATGATATAGACCTCTTTGACTTTAACATATTCGCCGCCAAATGCCTCTTGGGTTAATTGGGCAAGTCGCGCTTCAAATGCTTTATATGTCTCTGTTGATACATATGGCTTATAGACTCTATTATCTATAACCTTGCCCCAATTTGGCGGCATTATCTCGTTGATGGCTTTAGAATAGATAGATAGGCAGGTCTGATGATCTGCGCTATCTTCTGGCACATCATAAGCTTCGAGCCATGTTTCTTTTCCTTCTGGATTAAACCGTTGCTTATAGAGCCGATAACCCCTATTTAGATCAATGACGTAGCGGTTCTTCATGATAAGCAATTTGCGCCTTGTCCATTGAGCTAGGATGTTATATACAATTCCGTTGACTAAGCTCATATATCCATAATGCTCTGAATTTTCTACAGCTTGACTATATGTATAGCTGAAATTATCATTGACCTCTTGGAACATTCTGAGTAAGTTGCTAGTTGACGCATATATGGTGGCGCAATTTGTCTTTAAGAATATTTGATAAAGGGCGGCCTCAAATGCGGCTTGATATGAATCTTTGTCTAGCTCGTTGATAAGTGCGTCTGCTTCAGGATAGACCTCTTGAACGATATAGCGAGTTGGGTAGACATTATCTACTGTATCTAATTGACAGTAGTTGCGAATTTTGTCTAGCTGAGATATTTTGGTGTTGCCGCTTTTGGTTGGGATATCGAGCGCTTTGCATATTTCTGGATATTTCAATTCGCGTCCTTCTATACTAATCAGCGCTTTGATTAGTTTGCCATCTTCATTGGACGGCATATATTTTGGTTTATTTGGCATGTTTTTTCTCCTTTTCTAAATAGTTGCAAAATGGTTACAGAGTTGTACTTTGAGGGTCGTTCAGTTGTACTTTGCGTGACACTTAGATAATACTAACGTATTATATTACATTCACGGAAAGTACAAGTCTCTTTTGCCTATATAAAATATGACAATTTTCAACATCGCCATATTCTCATTATCTAATTATACTACATTCTGATTTGCTATTTGTTAACAAATTGTAAATTATTATAACTTTGATTTTGTTATTTAACTTTGAGAAAGTTAATATACTGGCTTTGAGTTAAAATGGATTGATAATTATGTGGTTTGCTGCTAATTATATATGTGAGATATTATGAGGTGTATATATTGTTGAAATGTATAAGGCATTACAAGGTCTGTGATTTGTTGTGCTAAATGCCAGTTTCTTCCATTTCTACCATTTTCATCCATATCCTAGCCCCCGGTATGGAAAATGCTGTCAGTAGCAAAAACACCTGAAAATAGCACTTTTCCACCGATATTTGAATTTTGTAACAATTTTGTAACATTTATAGCCCGTTTTCGGGCCATGCTTCAAAAAATCGAAGTAACTACTACGATAAAATCAATTGATATATAACGACTGTTATATAACGCGCGTTACATATTATGCGCATTTTGGTAAACACTATTTACCATACCAATAAACCGCATTTACTACCATTTCCCATATCTTTACAATCTTCCATATTCTCTCATTCAATACAATTCTATCGATATTCAAATACTGTTACTACTATGTAACTACTTATAATAATATTGTAACTATTCTAATCAGTACACTATATAGCTAATTATACCGATACAATCTATCGATAAAAACATATAATAATAGGAATCATTCCTAACAATATACAGTAAGAATATTTATACAGTATATACATAGAATAACTATACAATAATCAATAGAATATCGTATATTCTAACTTTTCAAGCGTATATCATAGCTATTTACTATTAAAACAGTGAATATTGAAACTGTATAAAAAGAGTATAACGGAATACTTTTATTTGCCGTATGATTGCACGTCTTGACATAAAAACGGCGCTACATGGCTTGTACGGCCTCACAGTGGCATTATAGACTTTTTGCCGTTGTCCAGCTATTATATACTATAATATATATAATATCCGTTTCGTCAATTTGTATAAAATCAGCCGCGTTTATTTGTGCAATATTTTTATACTAGACGGGTTGACTTTTCCGGGACTCTGCGTTATCATATAACCATGCAAGGGAGGTGAACACCACGGAAGAACAGTACAAAGGATTTTTGATCCAAGAATCCGAAAACGTCTATTATATCCGGGACGCAAGCGGCAAAATCGTGATCAAGGCGGAAACGGAGAAAGCCGCGAGAGAATGGATTGATAGACAGTAACTAGCAAGGCGGGAGCAATCCCGCCGAGCTATAAAAAAATAAACAAAACAACAAATTAAAATTTGTGTAATATGCCGATTGACATTATAAAAAATATCGGTTATACTTAAGACACAAACAAAAAAAACATTTTTTAGGAGGAATAAAAAATGAAAAAAGAATGCAGAGAATACGCGCAGTGCGTAGCAGAAGAGATTGAAGCCATTTACAACGGCACGACGGAAGAAGAAAATGATGATAGAGAAAAAATGAGTCTATACGACTATGTAGCAGACGCGCTTGATTTTGAGGTTGTTTTAACCAGTACAAAAACGATTAAAGCCATTCGGCTATATGTCACGCTTGGCGGCCCGACTTGCTATGTTGATACGGAACTTCACGCGGTAGTTTGCGCATGGGGCGGAGACCGGGAAGAATATCCGCTTGACTGGGACGCCTGCGACGAACTTGAAAGTATTATTGCAGAATATATGGAAATGGAACGCTGAACATTTCCGCGCGGTTTCCAAAGGGTTTCCGCTAAAAAAGCCCTATTCCATGAACAAAAAAAACATGAAAAGAGGTTTACAATTATGAAAGTTACTTATTTGTTGACGTGGGTAAACGAAAAAGAAACGGGGCGCGGGGATATGGGCGAACAGTGGCTAGATTGCGACTATGAAACGGCCTGCCAACTTGCTAAAATATTTGCAGATGCAAGCGCTGGAAAAGCGTATGTTCGTATCATTTCAGCGAATGAAATTGCATATTGAAAAGGGGCGCAAACTATGAAAAAGAAAAATCGCCGTTTGAATCCTATATATTGGGCGTTCCAGTTTTTAGGCGGTCTGGTAGCAATTTCTAGCTTGTTTTGGATTCCGTATCTGATAGAAAAAATTGTAAATTGAATGGGAGGTAAAAATTATGAAAAAGAATAATTTTGCAATTATTGGCGGCCAGTATGCGTCATATTGTTATGGATTTACTCCGACACTGACCGGAGCAAAACGCCTTGCTCGGAAAAATATGGAATATTGGGACAACTGGCAGGGCTGGCATGCTCCAGAAATTTACAAACGGAGCGCTCCCCGTGGCTTTCGCATGGGTGGAAAATAATGATAGTAAATTGACGTGGGAGGGCATGGAATGCACACTGTAAAATATTGGGATTCCAAACTTTACCAACTTCAGAAAGTGGCAGATTCCATAAACTACCATATTGACAGTGATAGCGACTATCTGAAAATTTGTAAATTATTGCCAGCGTCAAAAAACAAGCCTGCACCCGTCGAGATTCTACCACTTTTTTACAAGGTGGCAAGCCGGGTTCAATCTGTTAAAAATTGTAAAATTTGAAAGGGAGGATTTTACCATGGAAAAGATTTATAGACAAGGAAACTCTTATTTTGATACGTATTATATTCATGCAAAAGGCGGTTATATCGGGATCTTGGAAAAGCATTGCAGAGGTGTTAAACAAACTTATTATGTCGCATGGGCGGGAAATCCATACACTTGTAAAAACTGGAAAAATAAGGTAAAGACATTTGACGCTGAAGAAGAAGAAGAAGCAATGGATTTTATTGTAAAAAATTATAAATAAAAGGAGGATTTTACAATGTTATTTTATGGAAAGTATGAGAACGGGCGGCGCTATATTTGCGCATATGACGAAGAAAAACACGGAACGCCGCGCGTGATGTCGGACAATTTGACATATATATATCACAAATCTATTATTGTGAACCGTGTATATAAAACGGAACGCGAAGCAATGGCGGATAGCTGGGGGAAGTATAGCAATAAATCTGTTATCATGCCGGACGGCACGGAGACAACGCCCGCGCGTTATTTTAGGACGGAAGATATAAACGACGTGTTTATTTCATGGCATGACGTAAAAGGCGAACTCTGGCCGGGTGAGACGGCATAGCAAGCCCGCCACGCCGCAAACAAAAAAGACAAGTAAACATAGCCGGACGCGCTGAAAAGCCCGTAGAAAGGCGCTGAGCAGCTGAGAAATGGAAGGAGTAACATAAAATGAAAGCCATTATCACTATTGCAATGTTAATTTCTGCACTGTTTTCCACTAAAGAAAAGAATGTTAATATCCTAAAATATGGAATCTATGCAGACGCAAGCCGTTGTATTGCGATTGAAACAGTAGACCAAGACACGGAGCGCGTTTCCATTCAGACTTCGGGTGGTATGGTCTATGCGTTTGATACAGACGCGGGAGACTATGAGACCGGGGACGATATCACTTGTATTTTCTGCGATATGGGAACTCAGGACGTGCATGATGATGTGATTGTGTCGGCTCGATATGATAGATATGATTTGCTGCCATGAACCGAATAGCAACCCTAAAGCCTGTAGTTTGACCGCTACGGGCTTTTTACTTTCCTATGTTCCTATATCCCCGGTATAGTTTGCGCCGCATAAAGCCGTCAGGGCTGCTAGACTGACATTATATAATATGCACAACCGAAACGGGCTTACATTGTGCAATCTGCACAAATTCTAACTTTTCAGGCCATTTCCATTTTTTACAGATACGGTTAGACAGCTTTAACTACCACATTTTCCCACCATGCTTTGCTCAAATGAAGTGAAAAATCGATGTGTCGAGCGGGCATAAGCACAATCGCACCTTACAATTTTTATATTTTTCCCAGCAATATACAGTACATATACTGACTTGGCGCGAAAAAAATCGAGCTTGATTTTCTCATGTGTGCGTGTGCGGATTACAGTATCATCATTTTCCCGGGCAAATATGTGCATATATATAATAGGGTCGCGCGGCACAAACGGATATGGCGGCTTTGCTGGCTCGTGGCGGTTTGAATCGGCTGTTGGCATATCTTGCTTAAGGTGGATATAAACTTGGCTCAAATCGGCACAGGTGGCGTGATATGGCTATGGTGAAATCTGCGCTCACAGATTGCGCGCCTTATATCATATAGCCAAGCCGCCAACTAACAATCACACATTATTTTACGATGGAAAAATGTGTGAATGTACACGAATCTCCCACGAAAAATGTGATATGTGAGCGAATATTCATATGAAAAATGTGAATGATGTTGGCTTTGATGCTAATATAAATCGTGATATGTGCATGAAAGCAATGTTTATATTTATAGACATAAAGGCGCGTATTATCTATAAATATATCTATCTATATCATGTGTACTGGCATCTACATCATTTATGTGCATGATGATGTAGATATATCTGCATATGAATATGTAAATGTATATGCAGATGGATGTGTTAATGCATTGATTGACTGATATATGTATGTACAAATGGATATGAAAATGATAATGATTATTATTATTGTATATGTGTATGTATATAAATATCTATATATGCATGAGTTGGAAAATGAAAATTGATTTGTGAGATTGTAAATATCATTTGAAAAATCAAAACTCATTTTTTAAGAATTAAAATATATTTCAAAAATTCTTATCCAAAATTCAAATTTGATGTTGACAATTATATAAATGTATGATATAATTAAAGTATAAAGTATAAAATTGAAAAGGAGAAAGGTCTGGAAAAACAACATCTTGCGGATGCTATAGAGATGAACATAATCGAGCTTTACAATTAAAAACAAACATTTATGATTTAACTGGAGAATATGGAATTTGCTATTTTAATAATGGTGGAAAATTCATTTTTGATTTAGAGGATTATGACAAGATAAAGGAATATACATGGTGTAGAAGACACGAAGGATATGCTGGATGCACAAGAAAAGAAAATGGAAAATCGAAAATGTATAATGCTTATAGAATAATCATGGGCGTTGAGGATTCAAAATTAGAAGTGGATCATATTAATGGAGATAAGTGGGACAATAGAAAATGCAATTTAAGAATTGTCAAACATGCCGACAATATGAAGAATAGAAAATTAGACAAAAGAAATAAAAGTGGATATACTGGAGTGCGTGAAACTCCTTGTGGAAATTGGAAAGCGGACATATATTGTAATGAGAAGTTGATATATCTTGGGGTATATAAAGCAAAAGAAGACGCCATAAAAGCTAGAAAAGAAGCTGAAGAAAAATATTTTGGTGAATTTACATATAAAAATCAAAATTAGAAAAGGAGGTAAATTAAAATGAAGCGCACAACTAGATATGCCATTGCAGGAATTGGACTTGCCTTATTTGGATTGGCTGGATGTGTGGGGATTATCTTGAGTCCATTCGAATCGAGCAATAACGTGCAATCTGTACAATATACAATTAAGACCGAGCCGATTGAGAAATCAAAATTTGAATCTGTTGAGCCACAATATATCTACGTCGAGCCGCAGATTGTAGAGCAAGAATCTGAAATTGAATATTATGAATCACCTGTCAAACTGACAGAGGATGATCGTTGGTTTATTGAATCTGTAGTAGGCGGTGAATGTGCTTATGAGCCATATGAAGGTAAACTGGCTGTTGCTCAGTGCTATTTTGATGCAATGGTAAAGGATGGCTTGACGGCTCGTGAAGTAAAAGAGGTCTACCAGTACGCTGGTTGGAATCCGGATTTGGATAAGCAGGATAGAAAAATGTATATTGAGATCATGGACGCTGTGCATGATATTTTTGATATGGGACAATTTGTGACTGAAAAGCCAATTCTGTTTTTCTATGCGCCAAGATGGTGTACAAGTGAATGGCATGAAGCTCAGGAATTTGAAATGGAAATTGGAGGTCATCGCTTCTTTTATCTTGCAAAAGATGAAAATGCAGAATGGACAAATATTCTCTTGACAAAGGTAAATGAGTATGGTATAATTGAACCGTGAAATCGAAAAGGAGAATATAGATTATGATTAAACTAAAAGAACCATATATGGTTTATGACAACGAAAAAGATGTTATACACATCTATGATGGCAAAGCAGAAGTAGTACGGATTAAACATCCTCTAATCAATTTAGATTATCTCGTACAGTCACTTGGATGTGTTATTGAAAATAATGTTAGTGTAACGAAGAATAAAGAAATTGTAAAAATTTCACCATCTGGTATTTGTGAAACATCAGAGCCTGTCGCAGAGTTGGATGGGAATTATATTGTGTGGTATAGATTTTCTGGTGAAGATTATAAAATTGCAGATGTGTTTACAAATAAGCATGGGAAATTTACTATATTCGATGTCGGAGATACAGAAAGCAAAATGGCAGAGATTGTATATTTCACAAGTAGAAAATCTGAATGTTATTTGTGTGATTACTTGATTGATGAGGGTGCTGATGATGAGAATAAATGAAATAGTTAATCGTTATGAGGTGTGGGGAGCTAAACCGTTTGTTGATTCAGAACATATTTACGACGAATTGCAGTTCATTCAGGCGTACTGTGATGCGGTAAAACCGATTGTGTATTGTAGTGAGATATTGGGGCAACTATTATTTGATATGGCATATAATATTAAAGAAACAAATTGGCACGGATTTACTATTAAAAAGGATAATTGTATTCCTCATTGGTTTATTATTATTTATTCTAAAAAGAATAGTTGGAGAACAAAGAAACCTATATTGTGGAGTATGGTAATTCAGTTTAACACTTGTTCTAATAAGGATAAAGAAACAATGGTGGGCATTCTTTTGAGGAATCTGAAAGAAGGTGTCGGTCTATAAGTATTGAAAATTCTGTTTCATCTGGTGTTCCTATTGCTATTTCTGGCGTAGGATATGTATATGATGAATATGACATTGAGATTGGTAGATTCTTAGTTGATTCTACGCCTAGAATGAATGTACCTCAATATTTCTTTTTGCATACTCATAGTAATATTGATACATGGACATCTGCTGATTATCTCGAAGATTGTAATCCAGAACCAGATATGCTAGAATGCTTCACAAACAAAATCAAAATTGTAATGGATGTGGTTAGCGCAGTTAATTTTAATTGGGTGATTGGTGGATTTGGATTTCTTAAAGAAGGCTCAAAAATTGGCGAATTGACATTCTGGTATTCTAAATGTGAGAAAGGAATATATAGGATTGAATCACACGATTGACAATATTGAATATGATGTTGTGTATATTGGAAAGGATTAAAGATGAATACAAATAAATATCAATTTAATGCTGGAGATTATGTTAAGTTAAACAATCGAACTGGAAGAATTACATATTGTATGTATCCAACTGATGCGATGATTGATAAGACATATCGAATCGGAATTGAATTTGACGGATTTAATAGATCAATATGTTTGGATATTGACGAACAGGATATTATGTTATTGTTCGATTCTATTGGCAAATACGACTTTTTTAGAAAGCAGGATATGGATGAGTTTATGTGGAAACAACGTGTGTTAAGATGTGCGGATGAAATTTCCAAACTGATTGAAGAAGGAAAGAAATACAGATGAAAATTATAGTAGATAAAATGCCCGAATATTCTCATGAATGTCGCAACTGTGGGCTTGAAGGGGATATAGAATTTCATAGTTGGGTATGCCAAGTCGGTGAAGATAAGCACGTTTGTAAAGATACAAAAGATTGTCCATATTTTATTGGATTGGATGAGGCGCTAAATGAATGATAGAATTTTTGAATATTTGGAATCGTTCGGCAATGACGAAATAGCTACATGGACTATAGGATTCGATGAATGGTGGAACAAATGGTGTGACAAATTAAATTTATCATATGATACATCCTTTTATGATTTCACTTTAGCGTTGAAGGATTATCTGTGTCCGAATGGCGTTTCATATCCACCAAATCGAGCCGAACGCCGCAAATTGAAAAGAAAGAAACGATAGTTATGTATGCACTCTACAACAATAAATATTATCTGATGCACAATGCTATAGGACAATGGATTCCAACACCAGAATTAAATGAATCATTTCAATTCAACGATAAAACCAAAGCTGATAATGCGCTTGCTAATCTACCAAAGCAAATGCGCAATCTTGGCTATTTTGTGCAACAGATTGATGCACCATCTAAATCCGTCGAAATCGAACGGTTTAATAATTCAGATTTGGTAAATTATGATTCGACATTGGAGCAAATTAGTGCATTCTGCGACCTGCATGACCAGCTTGTAGCAAGGGCAACATGGGTTGAATATAAGTTGCAAGAGGTAGAGAATAAAATCCAAGACGTGCTTCATGCTATTGAGTTCAATTCCTATAATGCGCGAGATGGATATAAAATATATAAGCTGCTACATGATTTACGGCTTGAACGGCGCAAATATAAAGATAATCAGATTATAGCTAGTATTATGAAAAGCGGCTTTGCTAATTCAAATTGGGAATTAGTTAGAAGTAGGGTCGATGATTTGAAAGATAGGAAATATCATGTTAGAAAAATGGAGGAATTGTTCAAATGAGTGTTGGAGATATTCTAGGTGCAATTCTAATCATTGAATTGGGATTGCTTTGTTTTTTTTACCATTTTGCTAAATAATGCTTGACAAATCAAATTCTATATGATATAATCCAATTATCAAATGAATGGAGATAATGATTATGTTAAATACTTATTTCAAAATTGGAGATTATCTTTGCCATGTAGATTGCTATGACCGAGAAACTGGACTATGGGGATATAGCTGTGATGAAGTACCAGTTCTCAACGGCTGGGCTTGTGAAAAATTTATTGAAATGAATAAAATTTGTTCTTGACAAACGACTAATTATGTGGTATAATATAATTACCAAATGAAAGGATGGTAGATATTATGGATAAGAAATTGGTCAAGTTCATAGAAAGTACATATGAGACGGCATCACTATGTAACGACAAAACTGACGCAAAGTATTATATGCATCAAAGTTTAGGAGCTTGTTGCTATGAATATGAGCGATCTGGGGATTTAGATGCAATCAACATCTGGCGCAACGAATGGCGAGAAAAATTTGAAAAATTAGCTTGACAAACAGTATTCCTTATGGTATAATACAGATGTGGTTGAGAGATTGGGCAATCTCAATTACAGTTCTTCATTGTGAACCTCCTGAAAATATAGTCCTGAGCATGACGGTAAAAGGCTCAAATATGCTGGTGTCGGTTAATGGTAAGCCAGCTGTCCTATACACAGTTTAGTGGTCGATTGCCGCAAAATCTCGGTTCGAGTCCGAGCGCCAGTACCATGATAAAATCCAAATCTAATGAGGTGATAATATGCGACTATATTTTGATATTGATGACAGCTGGTACGAAGAGTATGGCTCTTATGATTTTAAGCAAGATATAAGAGATGGAATAGTGAAATCAATTACAGATAATCTATTAACAGAAGGCAAATACAGCTTAACAGAAGAAGAAGCACGTCAGATTGTTAAAGAAAACAAAGCTGAGATTATTGATAAGGTAGTACAGAAGGTGAGCGACGCAATTCTCAAGAAGCAAGAAATCAAGTCACTCGCGCCGTCTTTTTCAGAGCTGAAGAATGCAGATGCTCAAGTGGTCAAGTATTTTGAAGAAATGGTTGATAAGGCGATTGCCAAGAGGTTTAAGTAATATGGAAAAATCTCCACTAAAGGCCATCCGCCAGCACTGTTTGGATTGTTGCTGTGGCTCAGCTTATGAAGTAAAAAATTGCGTCATCCATGACTGTGAGCTATATCCGTTCCGCATGGGTAACAACCCGTTCAGAAAAAGAGAAATGACTGACGAACAGAAACAAGCTGCGGCAGAACGGCTCAAATCAGCGCGTCTAGCAAAGAAATCATTGACTAATAATGAAGAAAAACAGGATTAGTCAATTAAGTAGTATAAGTTGTAGGGTAAAGAGTTAAGAGGAATTTATTGATTATTAGTGTATGATTATTTTATTTGCTTGTTTAGGTTTATTTGTGGCTGGCGTTGCTGTTGGGATGCTGATTGTAAAAATAATGCTTGACAAATAAAATCAAGTATGGTATAATTGAGAATGTAAAGATGGTGGTGCTACGAAGCTCAGGTACGTTGCAATCGCGAAGCAATAAAGCCGGGATTACAGGAGCAGTAGTAAATGGAGTGAGATGAACAGCCATCATAATATCCGACCGCGGTCTAAAGATCACCGTTAGACCTATACCACGCTTACTCATATGCCCACCTGGAGTTGGAGAAGAACGGATAATGAGATGCTACTAGCAGATTGAAGTTGGTATAAGGATATTATTTACTAAGATCATTGGGAACGTGCGTGAGACAAATGAGATAAGCATAAAAGCGGGTCGCAGTCGTGCGAAAGACCGTAGTGCCAAGTAGGGCGCACCGGTCAATCTGTTCGGCATAATGAAAGGGATTGGGATTGACAAACAATATAATATCCGACCGGATTTGAAGATAACCGTCAAATCTATATCACGCCTGCACTGGGGTCTGCGCAGAGTTTGAGAAGCGGCAGATACAGACTAGAGAATTGGGGTCGCGCCCAATCGTGTCACGTTAGTATCCATGCAAAAACATAACGGCAAAGGTGATATAAGGATATTATGTAAACATCATTCACGAGCCGATGCTAGAAATAGCTATGAGGCAGGAAGTCGGCTTGAAATAGATATCTGCGTGTGATGAAATTGCTAAACATACCGCACTCAAAATGCGGCGGCGTAAGCCTTGTCGGTTGGAGTCCGACCACGCAGACCATAAATAAATATGGGTAGCGTTAGAGTAATTAACTAGCGAGATAACAATGCTCCTTCATTGAGCCATATTTATAATAACATTTAAGGAGAAGTGTATGATGAGTTATCAAAGAAAACCAATAGCAATCAAAGGGTACGAATGTTATGAATGTGATACGGACGGAGTTGTTTATAGTAAAACTGGTAAACCATTAAAATTTTCTATAAATCATCGTGGGTATTGCATAATCGGACTATGTATGAATGGCATTCCAAAATATATGTCGGTTCACAGTGTAATAGCAAAAACTTTTGTTTCAAATCCAGACCCGACAAACAAAAATCAAGTAAACCATATCAATGGGGTAAAAACAGACAATCGAGCAGAAAATCTTGAATGGGTCACTCCTAAAGAAAACACAGACCACGCAAGAAACGTTTTAGGATACTGTAACACTGGGAAATATAATACAAAAGCCAAGAGAGTTGTCGGATATGACAAGAAAACAAACGAAAAAATCTATGAATTTGACTCTCTTGCAGATGCTGCTAGATATTTTTCGCCAAATAACGATAACAGAGCAAGGCATGTCCAAAATCTCATATCGTTAGTAACTATGCAAAAGAATGGCAAAAAAAGTTATCATGGATGTAGATGGGAATATATTGATTAAATAACTTTACAATGCTTCTAATGGGTTGATGCTTAAAGCCCATTTCCATATGGCCGCGTCTCCTAATTGGTAATACTCTCCGTTCATAGCGGTTGAGATGTAGGTTCGAATCCTACCACGGTCAAAAACGTCTATCATGCCTCTACTAGCGTTGTAAGCACACTTGATAGCCGTCTGGAGGAAAAGCTGAAAATCCTAGCTTTGTAAGACAATCCTCAAGATTTGGTCACTGCGGATAGTCTAGTTTATAGGTTAAAATGCTAGTTGCTGAATAGCTGATGGTTGACCACCTGATGCTATGAGGTAACGCCGCCACACTCTTGATTTTAAGATGGTTGCGCAACTGTAAACTTCACGCTAACAGTGGTTTGTAAGGAGTGTGGCAATTCTAAAAATCGTTGGTGAATATCGCGCGTAACACACAACGTTGACTGCTGTTCAATAATTCGGGAAACAGACAAAGAGCAGGCTTGGTCAAAGGCTCATAGTGCGGTGACGAAACCAATTCCGCACAGTAGTCTAAATCGGCATTAAGTCCAAGGATAAATGACGTGTCGAGCTGGTAGACGAGTGCCAGACAAAGAGAGAGTAAAATGGTTAAAGTCTCATAGCGTCGTGACGAAACCAATTTGGCGCAAAATAATATAGGGCTTAGGTAAGAGGACCCTGTAAGTAGTTGATAGTGGAACAATAACCCCATATATCAAGTCAATATGCGCATGAACATTGCGACTTGTTTTAATAAAATTTTATTAGAAATCGAAAGGAAATTAAAAGGAATTTATGACAAAGAAGGAACTAATCAAGTTTGTAGCAGATAGCACAGAGAATACAGTCAAGGACACAACTGAAATCGTAGACACGTTTATTGACTATATTAGACATAGCCTAGTCCAGCATGAAGATGTAGTGATTCATGGTTTTGGCAAGTTCACAACTAAGCTACGCGATGCTCGTACTGCTCGTAATCCGCAGACTGGTGAAACCATTGAAGTTCCTGCCAAGTATGCTCTGACGTTTAAGCCAACAAGCACACTGAAGGCAGAAATCAATGAGTAAATAATCCTCCTGTTAAAATCCCTATGGTCGAAAGATTGTAGGGATTTTTCTAAAAGAAAGAGGTGATGAGATGAAATATGTAGCAGAAACAGGCAATGTCAAACTTTATAATGGCGACAAGTTAATTGCTGAATTACATAATTACTTTAGTTATGAAATTAAGCCAAGGACAATTACTCAGCACGACATTGATATAGCAATGAGAATTACTACTCATTACGATTTCAAGCAAGACACAGAGAGCGGCAAGTGGTATCTATGTGCCGATGGTGTAAGAGTGTGTGAGGCATTTCCCAAAATAGAAAAATAACACTTGACAAATCGCCGCTATGGTGCTATACTTAAATCATCAAATAAAGGAGGAATAAGAAATGAACGAGCTGTTTATCATGAGCCTCAAGGCAAAGCACCGTAGCGAGGGCACAATTAGGGAATATACTAAGGCGATTGAGAATTGTATGGCATATGTCAATAAGCCTGAAGCTGAAATCAAGACCATCGACCTCGAGCTGTGGCAGTCCAGCATGAGCAATCTCAGTTCTGCATCTGTGGCTCAGAGAACATCTGCGGTTCGTGAGTATTTCAAATTCCTGTATCGCAACGAGTTCATTCAGCGCAATCCTGCTGAATTTCTTGAAGCTCCTGCTATCAAGAATCGTGAGCAATCCGCACTGACTGGTGAACAGGTTAGAGCGATGGTCAATGCTGCAACCAATCTGCGCAATAAAGCAATTATTATGATGCTTGCACAGACTGGATTGCGTATTTATGAATTGCTTAATATCACGCTTGAACAGTATGAATCTCGCAGCAGTAATGTACTTGTTATCCGTGGTAAAGGCGATAAGGATAGATTGATTGGTTTGTCTGATGAGACGGTTAAGCTGATTGATAATTATATTTCCAATGAGCGCAAAAATGGCTGTGAATATCTGTTTGTTGGCAATCGTGGCAATAAAATGGATGGCAAGAATACTAGTGCTATGCTCAAAGTATGTGCCAGAAAAGCTGGTATTGAAAATTGGGAAGAATTGCATATTAGCAATCATACGATGCGCCGTACATTTGCTACTATGATGTCTGAGGCTGATGTGCCGATTGAGGTAATTAGTAAGGCAATGGGCCATAGCTCAATTGCTATTACGGCGAACAGATATATCAAGCGCACAGAGAAACGTGCAATCAACGCTATGAGCGTGGTGAATTTTTAATTGAGGAGGATATAAACAATGATGTGGGAAGATGTATTTAATAGTCTATATGATGAAATTATGAAAGAGAGGAAAAAGAAAGATATGAAGCTAGAATACAAATTCTACGAAAAGAATCTAGCGCCAAAGTGGCTAGAGGGCGATTATGACCTGCATATTGAGGGCAATCGCATGACGATGACGAGTAAGGACGGTAAGAAGGTTGAGGCTCGTTGTCATCTAGATGATGATTGGCGGCTACAGGTCGGGCTTGATGAACTCAAAGAAAAAATGAATGATGTAAAGAAGCCAAGAGAAATTAAGGTTGGGGATGTTGTCAAATTTAAGCATAATTGTGTCGATTGGTATCTTCCTCATGATGTGTGTGATTGGTGTGAGTATAATGAAATTATGTCTTGCTTTGTAATGTGGGCTTATAAAACAAACGAACAATTTAACCCACGAGACAGGATGCTTGAAGATCATGATTTTGATGTGTTTGTTCGTGGTGAACATAAGAATCAGACGCTTGCTTATATTGTAGACATGGATAATCAGTATGGATTCATTGTTGATACAGAATGGCTGGAGCTAGTAGAATGATTGATATGTACGACGAAGTTGTAAAGGCTGTTCTAGGTTACTATGATAGCAATCAAGATATTGCAGTAGATTGCCTATTATATCTGGCATCACTCAAGGATATGCGCCTAGTATATGCGGCAACTAGAGAACTAGAGGCGATGAATAGATGTCCTGAATGTGGCTCTAAGCTAGAGTCATATACACATCTGGTTTATCATAGTGAAGTAGATGAGCCGCCGCGTTATGAGCCAGTGACAGAAGTGTATTGTCCAAGGTGCGACATTAGAGTAGGAGGGAATTATGTCTGACGATAAGCTGAAAGAAATTATTGCTGAGAGCATTGAAGAAAAGCTGAAAGAGCATTTTAATCGCGGCCTAATGACGGGATGGGACGCTTGCATTTATGAAATCAGCAAGCAGATTGTGCCGCTAACCTCGGCTAAGGTGATTAAAGACCTAATCAAAGCCAAGGTTGGTGAGGCTGACGACAGGATGGAGAAAATGAAAGAAATGTCTACGCCGGTAGACAATGAGAATGAGGCTAATAATGGATGATGGTCTGATTCTGTTTATCTTTCTTATTCTATGGATTCTTGTATTATTTTATGAAGCAAAGGATAATCGTCTATGAATAAAGACCATCTAACGCCCCTATGGATTGCAGGAGGCGCAGTCCTGTTTGTAAGCTCACTGTTGCCTCTGTGCGGCTCAATTGTGGATTTGGTACAGTCAGTTATCAATGCCAAGATTAACCGCATGTCGATGGAGCTAGAACTTGACAAAGCAGAGCACGAAGCTGCTGCTGAAAAGATTGCGCCAAGTCCTGCTATTACTCAAGCTATTGGATTTAGCTTACCGACAGAGCCTGAATATGAGGAGGAATACGAATGAGCCGTAGACCTAAGCATGTTTATGAAATTCCTTGTATGCGTTGTGATTATCAGCCAAATTGTGACCGATATGTAAGAATTGACCCACGCATGACGGCACAAAGAGATAAAATGTGGAATGACGCTGATCTGAATTGTATGGATTGTGTGCTGAGAAATGTGCTAAAGATGAGGAAGGAGGGTAAGTCGGCTTAATGGAATGGATTGAAAAAATTGTATGGCATGAGGTTGTAACCAGACCGCCCACTGAGGAAGAACTTGAAGGATTTGCTGAATGGGGTTTATCTGAATGTGAATACCCTCTTTATATGTTTGACTGTGAATTACCGGATGAGAATAGAGACATTCTAGTGTTGGGTAAAAGCGGCGATGTATCGCAAGATACTTGTATGCTAGATGGATATGCTGGATATAACTTATATTATCTTGATAATTATGGTGATTGGGATGACGTTGTGGCATGGGCATATTTACCAACAGGTAAAAAGGATGAGGAGGCGGCTAATGCCAGCTAAATCATCTGGCACATCTAAGCCATATCTGCATTTCATTGGTGGTAATGCCGCATCTGTAACCGGTTCATGCACGATTGTTCGATTCGACAATATCAAATTAGCTGTTGATATGGGTCTAATTCAGACTAATAACCTAGTAGCTGATTATCGCGCTAACCGTGAACAGATGAGGAAAATAAAGCCAAAGACGGTGCACGGCGTTATCATTACTCATCTACATGCAGACCATTGTCTTGGGTTGCTTGCCGCTGTTGCTATGGGCATGCAAGCATATATCTATATCCCTCAAGGCTCAATCCCCATCCTTAAGATAATGATGGATGATTGTATTAAAATCATGGCGCAGGATAGCTTAAAGATGCAGAATAAACATGGTATCAAAGCGCCGCCATTAGCTACTGAGGCTGATATTGACAAGGTGATGCAATGGCTTGTCGAAGTTCCGTTTGGTGTTCCTACGGCCATTGTAGGCGGTGCAAAGCTGACGTATTATCATGCCGGACATATCATTCATTCGGCTCAAGCAATGTTAGAAATCAAACAGGGGTATAGTATAAAGCGAATTGGCTTTACGGGCGATTTTAATACAGAGGCTAAGAGCGTATCTGTACCGCCAATCGAGTCATTGCCAAGATGTAATGTTGTGGTTGGCGAATGTACTTATAGTGACCCGGCTAGATGCTATAGTATGAAGAAAGACCGATGGTATGATGAGCAGATTATCAATGCTGCTATATACCAATATAATCGCATCTTAATGCCAGCTTTTAGCTTACAGCGTGTAGAGGACATTCTTGATGTGCTATGGCGCACACGAGCCACAGAGCGAAAGATTGACGGACAGATGATTCCTGTTTATCTTGATTCTCCGCTTGCCTGTCGTATCTATAGAGCATGGTCAGAGCAACTAGATTATGAAGATAAACTCAATTTGCGGCTAATTGAATCATGGGAAGAAAGCCAAACTATTCAGCAATCAAATGAACGAGCCATTATAGTGGCTAGTAGCGGTATGCTCAATGCTGGGCGGGCTTTGGCACATCTTAAATACATTCTTCCCAATAACAACAATGCCGTGCTATTCTCTGGCTATGCTAGTCCTAATACGCTTGCATATGAAATCAAGCATGGCGCAAAAGAAATCATGCTTGATGGTGAGATGATTCAGAACAATGCTCAGATATATTGTTTGAATACGTTTTCATCTCATGCTAATTATAACCAACTTATGCAATATTATCAGAATATAGATTATGATAAACTGTGCTTAGTACATAGTGAATTTTCAAATAAAGTAGAATTTGCCAATACCCTACAAGATGAGTTAATCAAACAAGGTAAATCAAGTAGGGTTGTATGTACTCAACAGGATCAGAAGGTGTGGTTGTGATATGACGTTTGGTGAATTTATAACGCAGAATTTCAAATTACAAGTTGCTCACAAAATTGATATTGCTTATGTAGTGACAAATGTTAAACTGCATGACGCTTTGATTACATTTGACATGAATATATTACGTTATATTTATGGGACAGACCCAAGATTAGTTGGTCAATGTGGCGCAATTCGAGTTACTATCGAATATGAGAAGGATAGGTTTTTGATTGACGAACAAACGAATCGTGCAATGATAGATATTGAAAATGATTTGGAATGGCTTAATCAGAAAGAGCTGATTGACGCTAAAATACTAAGAAAAAATTAAATAACCCTATTGACAACCGCTCCAATCTATGATATAATTCAAGTATCAAATGAAAGGGGCGGTTATTATTATGAAATTCTGTTTGAACATCACATCGATTGGCTACCCATCTTATGTTGGGGCAATTAACAAGTATCCTTGTCTTGGGGATGAAAAGTATAAGATGTACATGACACGAGTAAGGAATAAAAGCAATAATAGCGAATGGGATATTACATATATTGATATTTCGTCTATGGCTAGGCTAAAAGAATTGACCGATGAAACGGGACATGAAGTTATCATTGCACCACCACGCAAGTGGAGAGACGAGAAGCATTATGTGCTTGAAATTTATGACGATTATAGGGAATAAATAATTATGGATGAAAAATTCAAACTACCAATTCTTACAGAAGAACAATTTAAGAATTTGTGGGACAGATTGCATAGCTATAAATGGTTTAACGATATGATAGAGGAAATCATGCCTAAACCATCAAAGGATTTTGACCCTAATAATAGAGTAGTAGATTTTAGAACTGATAAAAAAGTTAGGAGTAAACAATTATGACCACTGAAAGACTGTATGATATTATCAAAGTATGGCGTGATTCTTGTGATACTTCCGGGTTGTATCTAATTGCCAAGGATATGGATATTACACTGAAGCAACTTGAAGCTGATATGCTCATTGAGCAATCAAAGAAATCTGGTACAAATTCGATTGTGACTGCGGCGAATAGGATTATCAAGAATGCTAAGTCAAATGATCGTGATGTATTAGCTGGTATGTTTGAGAACAAGGATAAATGCGGCGAAACAAAATATTGTGTATGCGATGGATTTGTAGCTATTAGATTCAATGAAAAGCCGCTCCTGCCTGAGATTGATGAAAAATATCATGGACAAGAAATGCAGCTTGAGCATATTGTTAGACCCATGGACGGCTCTAAAGAAATCAAGTTGCCTGATATTGGCGAACTCAAGGTATATATCAAGACACACAAAATCAAAGAAAAGAATAATCCCAAGAAAGTAGAGGATTATCTGCTGAATGAAGAATTGAATCTGTGGGTTAATCCACAGCATCTTTTGAATATCATGGAATGTTTGCCTAATTGTAAAGCGTATGCGGCAAATAGAATTAGCCCTATTTATTTTAAGGCTGAAAATGGGGACGGTGTGGTTATACCGGCGAATCATAAATGAGAGATTGGACTAGCGCGTTTGTTGAATCGCCGTTGGCTGGTAATTATAACATTATAGAAAAAGTAAAAACATTACAACAAAAGGTTGAACAATATACTGGCGCGTCTGAATGTAATGCAAATTATGATAAGATGCTTGGCGTGATTAAAATACGACCTAAATATCCAATAATTTGTCCTCATTGTGGCGCACCGCATAATCCCAATAAGGCAAGATGTGAATATTGTGGTGGATATATGAAGGAGGAATAAAAAGATGGAATATAATATTGGGGATATTATCAATCTGAGAAATGATGCTGGGGTATTTAAGGTTGAACTAAAGCGGAAGATGGAAACGATGGATGCTATTCGAGGGACAAATGATAAAGACTTGTTATTTGAGGGATTCATGCGACTTGAGGTTCATCAAAAAGATTACTATCATTATGTAATCACAATGACAAGCCGTGAAGCGTCCAATGAAGATGGCACAATTATTGTTTGTTTACTTAGCACCATTGATGAAACAGTGGAATATTATCTTGGACAAATTGTTCAGTACGAAGAAAAAGAAGATGTATTTGAGTTGATGAAGTGATGAACTATAAACTAATGTTTTATGATTTTGAGGTGTTTAGATACGATTGGCTAGTTGTGTTAATTGACTACACCTCAAAGCGCAAATGTATCATACACAATGATGTAGAGCGATTACGACAAGTGTATGAAAAATGTAATAAGCTGGGCTATATATGGGTTGGCTACAATTCAAGAAATTATGATGCGCCATTGCTTAAATCTTTGCTATGTGGTAAAAACGCATATGAAGTAAACGATGCTCTAATCAACAAAGGATTGAAAGAACATCAAATTTTAACTAAAGAACAAAAAGAACAATATCCTTTGCTTAATTTTGATATTAGTGATAAATTTCATAGTCTGAAGCAATTTGAAGGATTTATGGGTCAGCAGATTAAAGAGTCTGATATTGACTTTACTATTGACCATCCATTGACTAGAGATGAACTTGAGCAGACGATATATTACTGTACGCACGATGTTGAACAGACCATTGAAGTGTTCGATGCAAAGCATGAGGAATTTGATAGTCAAGCTTCATTGATTGAGGCATTCAATTTGCCTCTTGAGGATTTCAATAGAACTAAGGCTCAGCTTGTCGCTAAGATTTTAGGTGCTGTCAAGCAAAAGCACGATGATGAATTTGATATTATTTATCCTGATACATTGATTCTGGATAAGTATAGATATGTGCTAGAATGGTTTCAAGACCCAAAAAATCATAGAGTAGATAAATCGCTATATACCACCATAGCCGGTATTCCACATGTTATTGGATGGGGCGGGATACATGGGTGCATTGATAATTTCCAATACAAAGGCAAGATTCTGTGTGCAGATGTAGCATCCCTATATCCATCCATTATGATTGAATATGGCTTGCTTAGTCGTAATGTCAAAGACCCTGAGTTGTATAGACAGATTAGAGACACACGCCTAAAGCTAAAGAAAGAAAAGAATCCAATGCAGAAGCCGTACAAGATTGTTCTAAATTCAACGTATGGAGCATCTGGTGATGAACACAATCCACTATACGACCCAAGAATGTGTCGGTGCGTCTGTGTGACAGGTCAGCTATTGCTACTTGACCTGATTGAGAAAATCGAGCCATATTGCAAATTGATTCAGTCTAATACAGATGGTGTATATGTCTATTTTGAAGATGAGGCGAATGAGCTGATTGTTGAGCAAATCATGCACGATTGGGAAAAGCGAGTGCGGCTATCTCTTGAATTTGATTATGCTTCAGCTATCTGGCAAAAGGATGTAAACAATTATATCTTAGTTGAAGAGGACGGCCCGAAAAGCAAAGGTGCGTATGTGAAGAAATTGAGCAAGGTTGATTACGACTTGCCCATTCTTAACAAAGCCCTCAACTCTTATTTCATTTCAGGAACGCCCATTGAGGATACTATCAATAATTGCAATGATTTAATTGAATTTCAAAAGATAGTCAAGATAGGCGGCTCATATATTCATTCTATGCACGGCGATAAGGTTCTAAGAGAACGCGTATTGCGCGTATTTGCATCAACTAGAGAATCGGACGCTGGTGTATTTAAGGTCAAAGATGGCGGCAATCCTGAAAAGATGGCTGGTACTGCTGATAGATGCTTTATCTATAATGAGAACGTCATAGGTGTAAAAGTACCAGATTATCTTGATAAGCAATATTACATCGATGAAGCCAATAAGAGGCTTAATGATTTCTTAACAGGCAGAGGCCAATCCAAAGTCAAGAACGAAATCAAGGGTGTAGATAACGAAATCAAGAATGAGATAGAATTGATTGGAAAAGAAAAACCATATCCATCATTTCTTGATTTGCTTGACGATTTGCCTAATCTAAAATGTGGCTATTCGCAACTCGACAAATTGATTAAGCTAGGTTATCTTGAATGTTATGGTTCTGCCAAAGCATTGCTAATTGGTATTGATGTATATAAAAATTTTTCAAAATGCAAGACAATTAAACTTGACAAATGGGTTGAAATGGGTTATAATGTAGATATGCTTGAGCCATATGCCGGTAAGCTAACAGAGAAAACAGTTAGTCAGCTTGATAATCGCGGCATCATCTTAGCAATCCTGCGTTCGATGAAAATGCCTAAGACCACAATCACTGATAAACTGAAATGGCAGATTGAGTTATTAGGCTATGTGGATGGCAACGACCCCAATTCAGACCCTAATGATTGGCTAGTGCTAGATGTCAAGACAACAGGATATGGTACGGTTTATTGTACGCTTTATAACTTATGCTATGGCGCAGAACGCACATATAGAGCCAATAAAAAATTCTGGACGAATCATCAATTATCAAAGGGTGATGTTATTAGAGCTGTGTTGCAAGAAAAAAATAAAATGAAAAAGGATGAAAATGGTGAATGGGTAACATTATCAGAAACGTATCAGGAGATGAAAGTGTGGAAGAACCTGTAGATTTTTATGAGCGATATAATAGCTTATATAATAATATCAAAGGTGTCCTTAATGCTGACAATAATGTAGTAAAGTTGCTACTGTTTTATTTCCCAGACGAGCCAGTTGATTATTTAACTAGATTCTGGTTGGATGCAAGGGATGCTGTTGTTAATGATTATAAAATTTGCTGTGATAGGGCGATGGGCGTAAAAGAGGATTAAAGGTTTGAAGAAGCATGAAGAAATGTAAAGGATTCTGTGCAAATGAATGTGTGACTGGGTATTGCCCGATTGCGCTCGATAGGCAATATGACTGGTATGGTGATATGGGATATAATGTGCCAAAGAATTGCAAAGAATGTTGTTACAATACATTTAATTGTGAAGATTGCATTTTTCAAGAATCAAAATATTGTGTAAAATTAGAGGAGGTGTAAATAATGGATGCTGTTGAATATGTAAAGCAACGAAATCGAATGTGTGATTATTATGTAAATTGTAATGATTGTCCAGCTGGTCATTATGAAGAGTGTTCATCTCTTAACGGTGTTTTTAAGCTAGTTTCCATCGTAGAACAATGGACAAAAGAACATCCTGCCAAAACAAGACAGAGCGAATTGCTTAAGCTGTTTCCCGAAACGGAAATGATTGATGATTATATTTGTATTTGCCCTTCGAGATTTGTTGAAGGATATAGAGAACCTGCACAAAATTGTAATATGGATTGTGAAAAATGTAAACGTGATTTTTGGCTAAAAGAAATTGAATGAGGTAAATGATGACAAATCAAGAAGCTGCCACATTGATAGTCAAGGAATATGGTAATTATAGAGAAATTTGTATTGAATATAAAGAATTTTCTTATATCAACCCAAATTTACCTGAAGCTATTGCTATGGCTGTAGTAGCATTAAATAAAGAAAATAATAAGGAGGATTAAGTAAATGTTTGGATTGATTTCAAATAAGAAATTTATTAGCGCTATTGAAACTCTATTGAGAGATAGCGCAGATACCAATAAAGCAACCGACAAGGATGATATGTATTGGCGGTTTGGTAATGCTAATGCTGTGAATTACATTTGCCACAAAGTTGGGGTTGATTCCATAGCACTTGAAAAGAAGATTAAAAAGGAGGATTGAGTAAGTAAATGAGCAAGGCAATTATGATTATTGGGGCAAGCGGTTCTGGTAAGACAACTAGCCTAGAGCATCTTGACCCAAAGCTGACATTTTACATTGATGCAGATGGTAAGGGACTAAGTTGGAAGGGATGGCGTAATCAGTACAATAAGACAAATAAGAATTATTTTGTATGCGATGACCCTAATTCCATTTATAGTCTGATGCAGCAAATCAATGATAAGCAGAAACAGATTAAGTATCTTGTGATTGATACGCTGAATGGTTGTATGGTAGCTGACGAAATGCGCCGAGCCAAAGAAAAGGCGTATGACAAGTGGATGGATTTAGCACAGAGCGTATATAGTATTGTAGATTTTTCCAATAAGATGCGTGACGATCTGACGGTGATTCTCATTGGTCATACTCAGACCAGTGATGATGGATTTACTTGTATGCTCACCAATGGGCGCAAGCTCAATAAGATTTGTCTTGAAAGCAAGATGACCACTGTGCTACTATCTCGAATCAATGATAGTGGCGAATATGTGTTTGAAACAAGAGCTAAGAATAGCACGGCTAAGACACCAAGAGGCGCATTTGAAAAGGATGAAATTCCTAACGACATTATGCTGGTCATTGATGCGCTGAAAGATTATTAAAAAATAATACTTGACAAAATTATATCTTTGTGGTATAATTAGATAGAGGCTAAGAGAAGGTTGCAAACTTTTCTTACTTGGAGCAGGATGCTTACTCCATTCTGCTCACTCTTAATAAAATTCTTGAGTAAGGAGAATATGATATGAGTGAATTTAAGGATTTAACAGGACAACGATTCAGTAAGTTGATGGTTGTTTCAAGAGCAGATGATTATATCAAACCGAACGGAAACAAAATTATCCAATGGAGATGCGTGTGTGACTGCGAAAATGAGGTTGTTGTCCGAGGAGAATATTTGAAAAGTGGGCATACTAAAAGCTGTGGATGCAACAAATCTATCTCTCATACTATAACACATGGTGAGTCAAAGAGTAGGCTATACAAGATTTGGATTGGTATGAAAGAAAGATGTTATAATCCAAATCGAAACAGTTTTTGTTGGTATGGAGCAAAGGGAATTTGTGTATGTGACGAATGGGATGATTTTGAAAGCTTTTATGATTGGTCGATGAATAATGGGTATTCTGATGAATTAACCATAGATAGAATTGATTCAAACGGCAATTATTGTCCAGAGAATTGTAGATGGTCAACAGACAGAGAACAAGCTAATAATAGAAGTACGAACAGAATTATTGAATATAATGGTGAATCGCATACATTAGAAGAATGGAGCAGAATCACAGGAATAGCGTCAAGTACAATCCGTATGCGATTGGATGAATATAAATGGGATGTGGGAAAATCCCTAACTAAATCTACTACTACAGCTAAAAAAGCTGAGTAAGATATAAAAATAATACTTGACAAATATATGGCAATGTGATATAATATAGTAGAGGTCAAAGCTGGGTTGCAAACTAGCTTAGTTTAAGAGGGTTGCCTATATCAACCCTCTACTCTAAATAAATCTTATATAGGGAGATTGATAAAGATGCACAAAACTCATAACATGTCAAATACAAGAATATATCGCATTTGGAATGATGTTAAGGCAAGATGTTATTATGTTGGCAATGATAATTATAAATATTATGGCAAACGTGGTATAACAATGTGTGAAGAATGGAAGGATTCGTTTGAAAATTTTTATAATTGGGCAATCAATGCTGGATATAATGATGATTTAACATTAGATAGAATTGATACGAATGGAGGATACTACCCGTCTAATTGCAGATGGATAACATTGACTGAACAATGTAGAAATAGACGGAATAACGTAAAATACAAATATAATGGTGAAGAAAAAACATTAAAAGAATGGGAAGAAATTTATGGAGTTCCTTCGGCAACATCTTGGGCACGTATAAATAAATATGGTTGGGATGTTGCAAAAGCTATTACATATAATGAAGAAGAATTATATGAATACAATGGGAAATCTCAAATATTATCTGATTGGGCAACTGAATTAGGTATAAAATATACAACTTTAAGAGCTAGAATAAAGGCATATAAATGGCCTATAGAAAAAGCATTTAACACAAAAACATTAAAGTGAGGTAATCAAATTGAAAAGAATTGAAAATTGGGACTCTATCGTTGAAAGCACGTCCTTTAAGCGTCTAACACCAAATGGCTATATTTGTAAGATTTTGAAGGTAGAAGATCATCCTGAGAAAGAATATCTAAAGATTTATTTTGATATTTTCAAGGGCGATGACAAGGGATATTTTAAGAAGCAGTATGATGGTGATACACGCAAGGAAAAGAAGTGGTCTAATGCTGGTACATTCATTCGTTCCTATAAGGATAGCGCGGCATCTATGTTTAAGGGCTTTACTAATGCGGTTGAAAAGTCTAATAAGGGCTATAAGTGGGATTTTGACGAAAAGACACTTGTTAATAAAATCGTTGGCCTAATCATTGCAGATGAGCAGTATCAAAATCAGAAGGGGCAGGTTCGTGTCCGTAACTATGTTGCAGCCGTTCGCTCTGTTGAAACCATTGAAAAGGGCGAGTATGAAATTCCTGCACTCAAGGAGCTAACTACTACTAAGACAACTACATCTACTCCTGCTAATGACCCACTGCCTGATTTTGGGGATGTGTTCAATACTACTCCGACTGATACGCCCACTCCTGATGAATCAGAAAATCCTTGGGATGATTCAGATGAGAATCCATTTAATCTATAAAAATATTAAAGGCGGGGCTTGACAATCCCGCCTTTAATATTATATAATAATTGTGAGGTGATGATGCTTGAATAGATTCCTATGTGTGGCTCAACTACAAGAGCTGCGAATTGACCTATATCAGACCCATATGAAAGCTAAATTCAGCGTTATCACCAATAATCAATGTCTGACAATGAGCCAAACATTAAGCCGCAAATGGAATGAGCCGCAAATCAAATCATGGCTGACTATGGCACAACATATCCATCCACGAATAGACAGCTATATATACGTTAAAAATAAACATTATTATACAATAAAAAAATCTGATATACCTACTAGGCTATTGGTATCAGGTAACATCAACGAATGGAAAAAATCATTGTATTATAATGTGCAATATTGCCGCATAGTTGAAGATAATGCGGCTGATAGCATGAATATAGAAATGGATGGGCAATGGATCGATTCTGGGCGATTCTTGAATGTATTCGGTGATTCACCTAAGGTATTTAATATCAATCGTCCTGACGGCTGTGATGGCTGTATATGCCGATTGCGGCTTGAATATGATGCAGGATATAGCATAGAGCAAAATCGGGTTATAACGTATCCCAGCGGTCTTAGGGTGGTTGATTGCAAAAGGACAGATGCAACTATGAGCCAAGAAGAAATTGATAAGTGGATGTTAGAATATGGGATAATTTCCTCTTGACAACCTACTATTTCTATGCTATAATTAAGCCAACAAATGAAACAGGAGGTTGTTTTATTATGACTTGGGAAGTTTGGTATTGTTACTTACAAGACGGTTGGATTAAAGAAAATGTCATAAATATCAAAGCAGATAATTATGATGAGGCTATTAGCAAAGCTCGTAAATTTGACCCAAGATATTGTTGCGCACAGGTGGTAAGCAAATGAGCAAGCCACCTACAATTAAATGCCGTCAATGTGGTAAATCAACGTCAAAGCAAGATGCAATCGAATATAAGCCTAAATTCTATTTCTGCTGTGAGCAATGTAAGCAGGATTATATCAATGCTCATGCCGTCAAGACCAAGACAGAATCAAAAGATGATAGACGCAAATTGCTGGATTATATACGTCAAATTGTCCCTGATGCTAATATGCGGCTTGTAGGTATCCAACTTGCCCAGTTGATGAAAGATAATCCTGATATGACATATGGTGGTATTGCTTATACTATTAGATATATCCAAAAAGAGCAAGGATTGGATATATCTAAATCGCCACTTGGACTGGTCAAGTATAAATATGATGAATGTAAAAAATATTATACTTGGCTAAATCAGGTAAGACAGAATATACAGCAATGGCAAGCTGAAGATGGGGTTAATGTGGTTGTGAAAAGAAATGATGAGGAGGATGTGTTTGGATGAAACATAAAATGATTGGGTGCTCTGAAGAATGCTTTAGGTTTGCTTGCTGTGATTTCTGTATGTATGTTCATCACGATTTTTTCTTTAACAAAGAAGGAAATATTGTCTGTGGTGGCCTAGTAGGATGTGGATTATATAAGGATGAGCGTCATCAAGACATTGCTAAAGGTTACGGCTATTGTCCTGATTTTCATTGCTTTAGAGCTGATGAGAGCAATATGGTTGTAAAGGAGATTGATGATGAAACAATTTGTCAATGAATACGATGAAGCGCTTGACGCTATAACTTGTGGCCAGCTTGACACAAGCGACATTGAGCCGTATATGGATACTATTATTAAGGCATTAAAGAAGCAGATTCCTGTTAAGCCAGAACCAGCACCTCCTATTTGTGGTGTAGGAAGCAGCTATTATTGTCCTAATTGTTATCAATGGCTTATTAAATATTTCCGGCATTGTGAAGAATGTGGACAACGGTTAGATTGGGAGGATGTATAAATGAGAAACGAAACACTAAATGCTAAAATTGCAGAGACTAAATTGGGTGAAGATCATGGCTGTCTAACAGCTTATATTTATGTTGAAGGCGCTGGTTGGGGTGGTGGTATGGGTGGCTACTGCCTCGACCATTGGTGTAGTGAAGTTGGACATTATGGCTCATCTGATGGATATGGTGCTATCATTGAATTGATGAAAACGCTTGAGGTTGATAAGTGGGAAGACCTAAAGAATAAATATGTGCGTGTCCATGTAGATGAGCATAACACGATTGATAAAATTGGTCATCTGATGAAAGATAAGTGGTTTAGCTTCAAAGAATATGTTGAAAAGGTAAAAGAAATTAAGGGTATAATGGAGGAATAATCATTGCTCTATGACCAAAATTCTGTTAGGTTGCTATTAGGTTGTTTGCTAATTAAGCCTTCTCTTGCTATTTCTGATAAGTACCCCCTAAGCCGTGATGATTTCACGGTCGATTTTCACCTCAGATTGTGGCAAGGGTGCGTCGCTCTAGCTAAACGTGGGGCTGAATCCATATCTGACCTAGACCTATATATGCTATGTAAGAACAATAAGCAAGTAGAGGACATATTCAAGCTAAATCAACTAGATGATTTCATTGATACGGTCAAACAGCTTGCTAATGTAGGCAATTTTGACGTATATTATGCTAATGTGCGCCGAGCCACATTGCTCAGAAGCTACAAGACGGCTGGTTACAACGTAGACAAATTTGAGCAAGATGATAAAGCAACCATAGAGGATATAGTACAATATTTTGACGCACAGCAGATAGCTATAAAAAAGCAATTCTATAAAGATAAAGATATAGATGAGCTAAAAGCCGGGGATGGGTTTGAAGCAGTCAAAGAGGGATTTAAGACAGAGCCGTTATTTGGCGCAACGACCTTTAGCGAATATCTAAACACGGCTGCTAGAGGCTGGATTCCGGGGCAGCTATCCATCTATTCAGTTGGTTCAGGCGTAGGCAAGTCAACTATTGGCTTAGCTAATCTAGTGCAAGTATGCTGTCCTAGAATCTATGATACAGATAAGGGGCAATATGTAGATAATCCATGTTATCAGCACAAGGCTGGTCTATATCTCCAATTTGAGATGGCGGGTGATACTGAAATCACGCCCAAGATTGTGGCTACGATTAGCGGCGTTCCATGCTTTAGTATCTTAAATGGACGATATGAAGAAGGCGAAGAAGAACGTGTAGATGAGGCTATTAAAATACTGCATGAATCTAAGCTATATATCGTCACTATGCCTAATTATACCGTTGACCTGATTGAATCTTATGTAAAGGATTATGTAGTAAATAAGCAAGTAGGCTATCTCTGCTATGATTATATCGTTGAATCATCATCTGTATCGAGCGATTTGGCTAAAAAGAATGGCGTGTCTACTCGCTCAGATCAGGTGTTATCTGGTATAGCAAGCAAGCTCAAGGATTTAGCTGTTGAATATAATATAGCTGTCTTGACATTCACTCAGGTCAATGCTAATGCTATGACGCAGGAGATTATGGATAGCGGCGTTGCAGCTGGCTCAAGAGCGATTCAGAATAAGGCTGATGTGGCTGGGGTAATTATGCCATTGCGCCGTAAAGAGCAAGAAATAGCTGATATGATGATGGAGAAATATCCTGATAAAACAAAGCCGAATCGCGTACTGCACATCTATAAAATGCGCTTTTCACAGGTTGAACAGGGTATTAAGATATATTTTTATCTTGATTTGAATACTGGACGAACAAAGGATTGCTTTGTAACGACTAAATTTGATAAGCCCTATAATCTTACTAAGACAAGGCTGGTGTATGCTAAATGATTAAACGATTTTGTGATATTTGTGGAGAAGAACTTGATGTAACAGGACATATCATTAAATTACCCAGAATGTTTCGCGTATCTGTTAGAGGTGGAAAAAGTGGCGATAAAATCATCGGTAAAGTAGACACAATGGGATATAACGAGACAGAGGTGTGCCCAACTTGTGAATATAAAATAGCTATGTCATTACCTATTATTGAAGAATGATTGACACATGAATGAATTATTAAAACAAAAGAATACTGATAGTTGGCGCGAATTTTATCTACGTAATCCTGACATTCTCATTGAACAATGTTTTAACATCAAGCTATTATGGTATCAAAAAATCTTGCTGAAAGGAATGATAAGAAATGCAAAACAATGCAAATCGTGTAAATATGCTACAACTATGTGCTCAAGATATTGCCGCAAATGCAGGTGAGCTATTAGCCGATGTACCATATTCTCAAGACTGTGACATTGTGATTGGACTATATCATGATGATGTGCCATTTGTCAAAGTAGTGCAGAGATATGTGCCAGAGGAAATTGTTAAGTGGTATAAGGAGAATAACTAATGCGACAAATCCACACAATAGACGGGGACAAAACAGAAGAAGAAATTTATCTCGAACATTTTATAGATATGTGTAACGCCGTTAAAGCGACTAACCCAGTTGCACCGCCAACACTTCTTATCTCTTGTTCGACTTATGAACAACACAAAGAATGGATTAACAAATTAGATGCAGATGTGCATATTATCAAAGAAACCGCCGTGTTAAAAGATAATGATAATATATGGATAGTGCCATATGGTTGGAAAAACGGGCGCTATTATGATTGACATTCAATCTCTCAAATCTCAGCTAACCGATGACCGCATTATAGAGCTAATGGATGCTATGGGTGCGCCATTGATGAAGGCTGATAGCAATAATCTGATATTCGGCTCAATTTGTCATTGGGGTGCTAATTGGGATAAGCATAAGCCAAAATTATGGTATTATATAGAATCTGGTTCATTCCACTGTTGGAGTTGCGGATTTTCAGGTGATACCATATCTCTAGTTAAGCACGTCAAGCATATTGACTTCAATCAAGCCGTATCATATATATGCTCTGTCCTGCATCTACAAGTAGGACAAATAGAGCAAAATGAGCAACTTGATAACTGGGCCGAATTGCGGAGATTTCTGCCTAATGCTGAACCAGAGCCAGATAAGCTCTTAACGTATGACAAGTCTATGTTATCCCTGTTTGACAATTTATATCCGCAAGAATGGCTGGATTATGGCATTTCAGCGGATATACTTGATAAATTTGGTATAGGCTGGTATGCACGTCAGGCGTGTATTTCCATACCTGTCATGTTTAATGGTCAACTAGTAGGCGTAAGGGGGCGATATACAAGAGAACAGGATGTGGCTAAAGGAAAATATAGACCAATATGTACATTAGATGGGACAGTATTAAAATTCCCATCATCGGCTTGTCTGTATGGCTATGACCAGAATAAAGCCGCTATTGAAAAATCGCGCCAAGTAGTGCTATTTGAAAGTGAAAAATCTGTGCTAAAAGCACCCAAATATGGCATAGATAATGCTCTAGCCGTCTTTGGCTCTAATATAAGCAAGCAACATATTCAGCTATTACTAGAGTTGGGCGTGAATGATGTGGTGCTTGCGTTTGATAGTGACTATAAGCAAGTAGGTGATGATGAATTTAAGTTCTTTGTTGTTAAGATGAAGAAGCTGGCGGCTAAGTTGCATCCTTTTTTTAACTGCTCGATAGTATATAACAACCAAGGTTATGATATGTATAAATGCAATATGATGGATATACCATATGAGCAAGCGATGAAATTATGGGAAAGTAGGGTAAGAGTATGAGAGGCGAATGTAAGTATGCACATGATGGCATCCGCTATGAATGCGTATGTGGCGAATGGAAAGAAGTAAAAGTAACAGAATGCTGGGGCGAGAAAGAACCAAGCATATGCGATGCTAGGCGTAGAGAATATTGCGATAGATATAAACAACTATATGAAACAAAGCTAAAATGGCAACACCGACGTAATACAGATGGCTCATACTATGGTGTTTGTGCTAGATGTGGTTGGCATTATGAGCTAGTTGAGGCTAATTATTGCCCCAATTGCGGTTACGAATATAAGCCTTGGGATGGCAAAATCCTATAAATTTAATACTTGACAAATCAACCTCTTTATGATATAATTGCCATATCAACAATAAGGAGGTTGATTTTATTATGAGTAAATTCAAAGTAGGAGATAAGGTAGCGCGCACAACCAAACCAGATGAAGAAATTGGCGAGGTTAATTGTATCGTTGAAGACAAGTATGGTTGTCATGTCTTTGTTGCATTTAATAAAAAGAAAGTATATGAAATGCAACTGTCTGGATATAACTATGATGAAGATAAGCTAGTTAAAATCGATGAGTATGCGTTGTCAGATGATGAAATCTATACCATGCTCAAGCCGAAGCTGAACAATGCCGACGTTCTAAAATATGACTATTATTATCGTGACCATACAATGTTCAATGCAGATGAAGTTGTCAAAGCTATTGCTTTAGCATACCGTTTTGGTTATCTTAGAGCTAAGAAAGGTAGACTATTTAAGATTGGAGGAGAGAAAGAATGATTGAATGGCATAAAATTGTGGATAAACTACCGCCATATGAAGTTGACGTGTTAGTATGCGATTCTTTATCTGACTATGCAGACGTATATGTTGGATGCCTAGAAGAAGATAAAGATGCGGAAGATGGGCTTATTTGGTTAGGTACTGACGGGTCTGTTGGCGACGCACTATATAATGACCAGTGGGCATATATCAACTTACCAGAAAAGGATGGTGATTCAGATTAAGATTCATCCACTACTTGATTCCCTTAATGAAACCACATTTTTAAGGGAATATTTATCTGCTTGTGGCATAGCTGATGTTGACGCATATCTAAATCCAGATAGCATTGAATATCAATCGCCTAATATGTATAAGAATATGGATGTGGCTGTAAATTTATTCAATCACACTAAAGGCTCTGTTGGTATTGTTATTGATTCCGATATGGACGGTGCTTGTTCTGCGGCTATCGTCTATATGCTATGTATTGAGAACGGGTTAGAAGATATTCATATCTACTCTCACGCTGGTAAAGAGCATGGGCTATCAGACCTAGCAAGTCAAATCGCTATTGATGAGATAGATTTACTAATCGTGCCAGATGCCGGGTCAAATGATACATACCAATGTGAAGAACTGATGTGTATGGGAATTGATATTATCATCTTAGACCATCATATTATTGAGAAGCAAAATAGATATGCTACAGTAATCAACCCATATCGAGCCGATAATACACCAAATATCAACACAGATATTAGCGGTACGGGCGTTGTAGAAAAATTTGCTTGTGCGCTTGGCTCTGCTCAATCTTTCAAAGATTTAGTAGCCATTAGCCTAATCTCTGATATTTGCAGCTTGCGTTCACCTGAGAACCGCAAATATATATATGACGGCTTGACCAATCCAACTAATCCATTCATCAAATACTGCCTAGAGCATTGTTGCAATCGTGGCGTTAATCCAGAGGGTGTTGCATTTGGTATTGCGCCTCTTGCTAATGCACTTGCTCGTAGTGACGACCAATCTACTAAGCGGCTATTCTTTGATGCGCTGATTGGTAAGATTGAGCCAGAAGCGGCTGTGAAAGCTATGAAAGCCGTAAAGTCTAAGCAGGATTATCAAGTTAAGAAAGTCGTAGATAAACTGTCAGATGGGCTTGATACGTCTCATAAAGTCATTATCGGATTTGGTGAACCTGAGAATAAGTCCTATTTAGGGCTTGTAGCAAATAAATTCTGTGGTAAATATAATAAGCCAACATTCCTGCTAAGAGAGCTAAACAGCACAACATGGTCTGGCTCAATGCGTAGTCCTATTGATTTGCTTGAGATTATCAATGAATCAGGATTGGCTAAATGTCAAGGGCATGATGCCGCAGCTGGTATCACAGTAAAGAAAAGCAATCTCAAGAGATTTGCACGATTCTTAGATGGGCTTGATTTGGACGTAGAACCAGATATTAAGGTTGCGGCTCAGATCGAACCTAATAATATCACACGCAATCTTGCAAATGTGTGTGTAGAAAATAATATCCTATGGGGGACAGGAACACCAAAGCCACTATTCCATCTAACCCTATCATCACCTCAAATCTATATCTATCGTAATCGCTCAACTACTGTAAAGCTGGTTCAGGATGGCATTGAGTTCATAAAATTCTTTGTTAATAATGAAGAAGCAAATCAATTTGAATTTGCTCAAGGTAAATCTATAGAGGTAGTAGTATCACTTGGGTTGAACGAATATAATGGACAGATTAAGCCACAAGCTATTATTGAGCGATATGAGATTATTGATAAGCCAAATGAAAATGAAATTGATTGGAGTGAATATTTTAATTGAGCAGAGCAGAAAGAAATCGTCGCAAACGAATTGAGAATCCACTAAAATATGCGCCTATCAAATGCCCAAATTGCGGCTTAATGGTAGACGAAAAATATGTGGTTGATATTGATTCTACTTGTCCTATTTGTGGTAATGAGCTATTTGAAGAATTAAAGAAAATGATTGAAAAATAATTAAAATAGGGTATTGACAACCTCCTGATTCTATGGTATACTTGATTTATCAAAGAACAGGAGGTTGTTTTATAATATGTGCAATTATATTGTAAAAGTTAGAGATACGCGCAGGGACGAATGTAGGATTATAATTACACCAAAACTCACAGGGAAAAACGAAGCAAGAGATTTTGTCAAAAAGCAAGCTGGTTTTGATAAATATGATGATGTGATTGTTGAGATTTGTGCTATTGTTGATTTGAGATAAAGGAGGTGTAACCCAATGCAAGACGTATTAACTTATGAAGCATGGCTTGATGCTGTATGTCATATCTGTAATAGTTTGCTAAAAGCAAATGTAATCATTGTTGGCGATGAATTTAAGGTAGTAGCAAGCAAATATAGGTGGGTTACATTTATTGGCACATCGCATATTCGTTGCGCATATAGTGTTGGATTTGAACCAGCTTGGGGAGCAACTGAATTGATGAAGATGATTATTGAACAATGGGATGAATTGTTGGTTGAGGAACAGGATTGATGCAAACAGTAAAATTAACCCCAATGCGCATGATATTCAATAACCCTGAATCCAATTTCTCAATTATATCATGTCGTACTAAGGATGAATCAATAGAATGTCACCCTCAATATGGTACAATCAGCTTAAAAGGAGCTGGCATTGTCGACTTGAAAATGGGGCAATCCATTGATTGTATTATAGAGCCATGTGAGGATGACAAGTATAAATATAGCTATAAATTCATTGGATTTGCTGGATTTGTAGCTAAAGATGGCAAATTCAACTTGACTGAAAAAGCAGAATTACAGACGCTACGTAGCTTAATGACCAATGGGCAAGCTGAATCATGCCATGCCGCATATCCTCACTTTGTCAGTATGGTGCTGAATGGGGAAGAAGCCAAGCTGGACTACAAAAAAATTCGTGGCGTAGGCAAGGTGCTATTGCCCAGATATATCGATAAAATCAAAACGATCAACAAGCGTGTTGAATTTATGGGCGAAACATATGCTTGGGGCATTGAGCATGATGAGGACATAAACAAAATCGCCGCGACATATAAAAATGTATATGGATTTAGCAAGGATATAAATGCTAATCCATACGCCATTATGATTAACTTGCTTGAATGGTCATTTGATAGAGCAGATAGAGCAATAATCAATAAAACAGCAATTTGGTTGGATAGCTATGAACGATGTGAAGCGGCTACTATATATGCTCTAAAACATAATGAGCTGGACGGTAATACAAGGATGCAAGCTAAACAGTTATTTGATATGGTTAAGTGTAAAGCTCCTCAATGCGTTCATCGCCTCCTCGATGTTGTGACGAAATCGGCGCAAGTACATTATGACGCGCCTAGCCAAAACACTGCTCTACAAGCAACGTATAGTGCTGAAGAACATATTGCTGATGTTGTCAAGAAAAAAATAACCAATCCACATTATTACCCTATGGATTGGCAGAAGTTTACAAGTGTAGACGGATTAGAGTTGACTGATGAACAGGCACAGATTCTTGAGATGGCTTGTAAGCAGGATGTGATGATGTTGACTGGCTCGGCTGGTACAGGCAAGAGTCAAACAACCAAGGCAATCATTGAGATGCTAGAAGCCAATGATTATACTTATACCCTCTTATCCCCAACTGGAATTGCGGCAAAGAGGCTAAGAGAAGCAACAGGGCGTGAAGCCAATACCATTCATATGTTTTTGGCTTGTGGTGGTAATCTAGGCGATTATGTTCTAATTGATGAGATGGGCATGGTTAGCGTTCATTTACTATCAATGCTATTTGACAAAGTAACAGATACTACCAAAATCATCTTCATAGCTGACCCATCTCAGCTTTCATCTATTGCTTGCGGCAACATTGTTGAGGATATGCTTGATAGCGGCATCGTGCCTGTATGCAACTTGACTAAGGTGTTCAGATACAACACGTCTGGCATTATTACCATAGCTACTGATGTACGAAACGGAGTAAATGACCATCTGACAGATACTTTCACAGATTATAAGTTCATTGAAACTGATACATTAGTAATCAAGCAAATTGAACAAGAATATGCGCAGTTATTAGCAGATGGATATAGTAAGGATGATGTGCTGATTTTATCTCCATTCAATAAGGGCGATGTTGGCTCATTGGCTATCAATGCGGCGATTCAATCCAAATTCAATCCAAATGAATTAAGCAAGGTTGGGCATACTGTCAATGATACGCCTATTTATTTCAAAGTAGGCGACAAGGTAATCAACAAAAAGAATGAATATGCTATGCCGCTTGTTGATGATGATACAGCTTTTGTAGCAAATGGCGATATTGGCACGGTGATGGAAATTGTGCCTGATGAAAAAGATCCATATATGATTGTGCGATATGATTGCGGTGATTGTATAGTAGATAAGGCGCATATTAAGAATACGCTATTAGCATATGCAATTTCTATTCATAGTTGCCAAGGTAGCCAAGCAAAGGCTGTGATTGTAGTGATTGATAGAAGTCATGTAAGGATGCTAAGCCGTAACTTGTGCTATACAGCAGTATCACGCGCACAAGAGCGGCTAATATTGATTGGAGATGAGGCGGCTATTTCAGAGGGATTGAGAGTACAAGAAGAAAAGGAAAGGAATACTTATTTGCGATATTTTTTAATAAAATAATATATTGACAAATAGCTATATGTGTGATATAATATAAATAAGGGTAAATGGAAGGTGTACAACTTCTATTTTTTTAAGGAGAACGCTTATCTCGTTCTCCTACCTTAATATTTTCTAAGATAAGGAGAAATATATGTTATGGGC